CCCTGAACCTCCATGGCTGCGTGGGTCTGACCGCCCTTCCCGAGGGCCTGACGGTCGGAGGCTACCTGTGCCTCGATGGCTGCGTGGGTCTGACCGCCCTTCCCGAGGACCTGACGGTCGGAGGCTCCCTGAACCTCCATGGCTGCGTGGGTCTGACCGCCCATTCCCGAGGGCCTGACGGTCGGAGGAGACGTGTGCCTGCCTGAACAGCTGCAATGCCGGATGAAATAGTCTCTCGCCGCAGCGCACATTGAGACGATGAGCTTTGCCGCCGGGCGGTCCACGATGTGTCTCGGTCCTCGACTCGGCACGGGAAACCAACGATCTGCACAGGTTGGATGGTGGACCAGTCGGCCCGGCGGCGCTGTTTTCGGGGAGCATGGGCCTATGGACACTGACAGCGATGGTTGAACGCCTGGTGGGGGAGATCGTCAGAGGAGCCCATCAACTGCTGCAAAGCGCCATAGCCGATGGGGAGCAGCAGCGACTGCAGTTCGCATCGTAGCAGCGATCGCGTGATGCACCAACCCACGGGGTCCGGGCGGGAGCAGCAGATGTCAACCAACGCCCGGACCCCAGGAGATACCCATGAGCACGATGCCCGCGGCCGTAACCACGCTGCGTCAGACCGTCAAGCTCTTGGCCAAGCCAGGGGACTCTGGCCGGGTCATCACTCAGCGCAAGCGCCGACAGGCCGAGCTCTTCCAGCGGCGCCTCCGCGAGCGGGGGGTGCTGCGGTGAGCAAGCCCGCCAGCCGCAACAGCCGCGCCAAGAGCGTCGAGCGCAAGGTCCAGCAGTACCTCTGGCCCGGCTCCCGCTTCGCCGGCGGCGCCCACCGTCCGGCCCTGGAGCACGAGGATCTCCGCGGCGAGGACCGCGACGGCCGTGAACTGTGGGGTGAGGTGAAGAACTGGACGCCGGACCTGGTGCAGAATGGCGGCGGGGTTTGGGCGGTGCTGGCCAGGGCCTACGGGCAGTGCTGGGATGCCATTCTGAGGGCTCCTAATGGACCGACGAGTGACGAGCCGCGCCCATTCGCGGTCCTGTGGCCGGTGGGCTCCGTCAAGGAGACGCAGCGCCTGGTCATGTACTGCTTCCCGGTGGTGGGGCTGGCGATAGTGACGCTGGCGGAGTTCAAGCGGCAAGTCGTAGGAGGGCCGACATTCAGCGAGGAGGGTGAGACCGATGACAGCGACTGACTTGCGGATGATCCTGAACCCTGACGAGCAGGTGCGCGGAGGGGCCGTCGCAGGGGTGAATCCCATCGGCGGCTACCTTGACCTGGAACTGACTAACGACGTGGCTAACGTGCAGATCACGGGGACCCTGCGGCACCACGGCCCGGAGCTGGTCAGGCTGCTGGATGACATGTCAATGTCACTGCACCTCGCTCTGGCTCGGGACTGCCTGAACTGCCGGGAGCAGGCCTGGGAAGAGCGCTTCCAGCGGGACTGCGCGAAGCTCGTCAGCGAGTGCGAGCTGGCCGTGGATATGCGAATCGAGGCGCGCGTCGGATGAGTGCCGCCGCCGAGTTCACGACCGCTGACGTGGACCTCGACGCCATGGCCGAGGGGCTCCTGCATACCTACCACGAGAGCAGTCCCTGCCTCGGGCCGTCGAAGATCAACGCCTACCTGTCCTGCCCGCGCAAGTACGAGTACCAGTACATCGAGAAGGTGCGCCGCCCCAGGCCAGCCGCCGCGACCGTGGGCTCGGTAGTCCATGCCGTCGTCGAGCACAGCCACCGGGCCCACTGGTCGCCGGCGAACACCGAAGACGCCGCCGAGCTGCTGACGGCGCTGTGGAACGCCGTCAAGGCGGAGACCGAAGACCCCCACGACTACGAAGCCGACAAGGCCATGCGCGACGCCCGCGACATCTGGCTGCCCTGGTACCTGATCTGGTGCCGGGGCACCGTGGACATCGCCGTGGAGGAGACCTGGAAGCTGCCAGTGGCCGGCTCCGGCCTCGTGCTGCAGGGGACCATCGACCGCATCTACCTGCAGCACGGCATGACCGTCGTGTCGGACATCAAGACCGGGAAGCGCATCCCGTCCGGGCTGAGCCTGGCCAATGACCTGCAGCTCACGCTGTACTCGTGGGCGGCGCGACAGATGGGCCTGGAGGAGGACACCCTGGAGATCGTGGCCATGCGCAGCCAGGGATCGGTGATGACGACGCGGACGGACAGCTACATCGCGGCGGTGCTGGAGCAGACGGTGTTGCCGGTGCATGAGCAGATCATGGCCGGGCGGTTCCCTGCGAACGTGAACAGCCAGTTCGGGTGCAGTTGGTGCAGCTATCACACCCTCTGCCCGGTGGGCAGAGGCAGTTAGGGAGGGTATGACATGCCGATCAGAGGGTTCCTCAGACAGCGCCTGCCGCGGCTCGGGAAGATCCACCTCGGCGAGCGGGTCATCTCAGCGAAGACCGGGAACGAGTACCCCAATGACCTGTTCCACTTCCGCGTCCCCGAGGAGGTCGCCGCCGTCTACGGCGAGACGCCGGCCTCCCTGGACATCATGGTCCCCACGCCGCGGATCGAGGAGTGGTTCCCGTTGAGCCTCAAGCGCTACCAGGGCGAGAACAAGCTGACCTGCCGCGGTGACGGCGAGTTGGCCCACTGCTACAACGAGGAGGCCGGCGGCTGGCTGGAGCAGCCGTGCCTCTACAAAGAGTGCGAGTTCTGGCTGGCCAAGAAGTGCGCCGAGATCGGGACGCTGATGATCGTGCTCCCCGAAGTGAACATGAACGGGGGCATCTACCAGATCGACACCAAGAGTTGGTACGGCATCAACGCCGTCTACAGCGCCTTCGAGGCATTCCTCAACCTGGTGGTGAGCGTCACCGGGGAACCCCGCGTGGTGACCGGCGCCGTCTTCAAGTTGACCCGCGAGCTGCAGACCCTCCAGGTGCAGGAGGGTGGCAAGCGGATGACGCGGGAGAAGTACATCCTGAACCTGCGGCCCCCGGCGCTCACGATCACCGACCTGATGGACCTGGCCGCGAAGTACCGCGGGGCCCCGGCGTCCGGGATGCTTATGCCGAAGGCGGAGGCCGACGACGGGGAGCAGGTGACCGACGCGGAGTTCTCGGAGGTCGAACTGCCCGACCCCGAGGAGGATCCGCCGGCCGACCTGGTTCCCAATGGCGCGCCGGTCGGGCCGGACCTCGGCCAGAAGGCAGCTTGGGCCGCCCTGATCGCCCAGGTGCAGGGGATGGGCAAGGAGACCGCCGCGGTCACGAAGAGCGTGCTCAGCATCATCGGCGCGAAGGACGCCAAGGAGTTCGGCGACCTGGCCGGTGAGACGGAAGCCGCGGCGGCGCTGGACCAACTGGCCAGCATGTGCAAGGCATGGCAGGAGCAGGGAAATGGCCAGGGAGTTCAGGCGCCGGCGGCGACGGGCAATGGCGAGCCCGCCCCAGCGGCACAGCCGACACCGGCCGCCGCGAAGAAGAAGGCCGCGAACCGGAATCTCCAGATATGAGGTGGTCAGCGTGGTAGCCGAAACGGTTCAGCATCAGCAGACCGCCGAGTACGTGACGCGGACGGGTTGGCGCCTGTCAGACGACATTGCCAACCAGGTCGGTCAGTTTGCCGACAAGCTCGCTGCTCGGATTGGCCGACGGCCGGAGCCGTCGGAGTTGGTGACCGCAGCGAAGTCTGTGAGGTCACCAATCCACGACCTATTCGAGTGGGACGATGCAAAGGCGGGGCACGCATTCCGGCTCTCCAGGGCGAAGCAACTGCTCGCCTCGTATCGGCTGAAAGGGAGCGACATTCCGTTCAACATGGTGCTCGATCCGTTGCCCTCTGAGACTTGGGGGGAGGATGGCAACAGCATCCGAAGGGTCACGCTGACGCAGGTCTTCTCCGATGACGAACTTGCACATCGGGCTAAGCTGACGGTCTTCCGGCGGGTCTACTTCTACCGATCCCAACTGGTCGAGTTTGCCGACGGGGACCCGATGATTGACGCAGTGGTGAAGGCGCTGGACAGGTGCGAAGAGGCATTCGACAAGATGCGCACGGTCTGATCAGTAGGAGGGTGACATGCTCAAGACGCTCGCAGTCAGGAACGTGCGGGGGGTCGTCTCGGCGGACGTCGCGCTTAGTGAACAGGTGACGCTGATCGTCGGACAGATGGGCGCCGGGAAGACCAGCATCGCCGCGGGCGTTGAGTACGCCCTGACCGGCAACTGCGCCTGGACGGCCGCCGACGGCAAGGGCTTCGCCGGCCTGCTGCGTAACGGCTCCGCCGGCGCCGCCATCGAGGTCGAGACGGAGTTCGGCTCCGTCCTGCGCACCATCAGCGCCAAGCAGGCCTCGCTGGCCGTCGGCGACCGCAGTGGAAAGGAGGCGCAGGCGGTGCTGGACGCGGCCCTGCCGGCGCGCGACATCCTGGCCGCCATGCTCCGCTCCGATGGTCTCACCGGCCTGCCGGCGAAGGGCCAGCAGGACCTGCTCTTTCAACTCGCCGGCGGTGAGGTCAACGGGCAATGGTTCGCCGAGCGCCTAACGGCCGACGAGGCCGCGGCGGTCGAGATCCAGCTCTCCACCCGCCTGCGGGGCAGCGCCCTGGCCGACCACCTCTACGATGCCGCCTATGCCATGCGCACCGAGGCCAACCGGACACTGAAGACGGCGCAGGCGCAACTGCAGGCAGCCAACGACGCCGGGTCTCCTGCCCACGGCAACTCCACCCGGATCGGCAACGACCTCAACGCCGCCCGGACGGAGTTGGCCACCGTCACCGAGCGCCTGGGCGGAGCCCGCGCCACCATCGCCGCGCACGAACGCGCGACCCAGCGGGTCAACGCGACCGAGGCGACGCTGGGCGAGCGCCGCAAGCAGGTCGAGACCCTGGGCGAGCAGCCCGAGGTCATGGGCCGCGAGGAGTTGCTGGCGCTGTTGGATGAACTGGCGACCAAAGAGGAAGCAACGGCCAGCCACAAGGAGCAGCACGACCAGGCGCGCGCCGAGCGGGACGCCCTCTGTAAGCAGGTGGCCAGCTTCAAGGCCCTGTCGGGCTGCGTCCTGTCCGGCGTTGACTGTCCCCTGAGCAGCGCCGATCGGGAGAAGGCCGTCGCCGCTGCGGACAAGCAGGTGAAGCGGCTCACCGAGCAGATGGCCGCGGCGGAAACCGAACGGGAGCAGACTGACACTGAGGCCGACGCCCTGCGGGTGCGATGTCAGGCAGTGGGTGACGCCCAGGTGAAGTTCGAGCACTGGCAGGAGCGGCAGACGCTGCTGACGGCCAGCGTGGCCGACGCCGAGCAGGCCGCCGCCGCGGCGCTGGTTGACTACCAGGACTGCGGCACCGTCTCCCTGGCCGACCTGGAGCACAAGTCTGAGACGGTCAAGGGCCGGATCACGTCGATGGAACTGGACCTGCGGACGGCCCAGGGCGCGGAGCAGGCGGCCGGTCGGCGGGCCGCACTGGAGAGTGACGTGGCTGCGGCCACGCAGCGCGCCGACCTGCTCGACTCCCTGGTGAAGAAGCTCAGCCCCGACGGGCTCCCCGCCCAGGCCATGCGCGAAACGGTCGGCGCCGTCCTCGCCGGCATCAACGAGGTACTCGCCGAGGTCTCCGAGTTCGTCCTCCATGCCGAGCCGGGCAAGGAGTTCAGCCTCCTGGTGGACACGCCGAAAGGCCGGGTGCTGGTGGCCGGGCTCAGCGAGGGCGAGACGCTGCTCTTCGGCGCCGCTGTCCAGGTGGCCCTGGCGAGGCTAACAGGCTTCGGCTTCATCATCGTGGACCGCACCAACGTGCTCGACGGCGAGCACCGCCGGGCCCTGGTGGGGATGCTGCTGGACAGCGGCGTCCAGGCCCTCGTGCTGGCGACGCCGAGCAACGGGAGTCGGCCGGTGGCGGAGGGGCTGAGCGTGTACGAGCTGGTGGATGGGAAGGCGGTCGCGGTGGGCGAGGAGGCGGAGGGCGATGCAGATACTGGACAGGGTCACCGGCAGAGTAATCTGGGAGGGGCTGCGCGGGACGAGGAGGCGAGGCATGATGGCAACGCTGACTGAGGAACTCCGGGAGAGGCTCAAGTATTGGTCCTACTCGGAAGCGAAGTGGATCATCGAGATGGTCGCCTCCCTCGAAGCCGAGGTCGCCCGGCTCCAGGCCCTCGTGATTACACAGGGGCAGCACAGCCTCGCGGACACCCCCGAGGCCCTGCCCGCTGACCCGGAGCCCGTGAAGCCGGTGACCACCTGCAGGTGCGGATACATGAGACGCATCTCAGATGAGCATCGGCCAGGGAACTATCGCTGGCAAAGCGACCGGCACCCCCGCCTGGCGGACGCGGGCGAGGAGGTGACAGCGTGAGCCTCCTGTGGGTGACGCGGTTCGTGCCCGGAGAGAAGCAGGCGGTGCCCATGCTCGGCCGGCACCTCGGCTTCCGCTGGCGGGATGGCCTCGTGATCACCACCGCCTGCGGCCTGGAGTTGGTGAACTCGGCGAACGGCGACCCGGCGCTGCGCGAGTGGGCGGACAGCGACCTCCTGGTGGCGGTGAACCCGCCGGAGATGACGCTCTGCCCGGAGTGCCGGGAGCTGACGGTGCTGCAGGTGGATGACCTGTACGGGCAGTGGCTGCGAGGGGAGCCCCGCCGATGACCGCCACCTGTGCAAAACCTGCTTATGATATAAGCACCGAACCGACACCCCTCTGGGCGCACCAGGCCGCCGCCGTCGAGCAACTCGCACCCCTCGGCTCCGGGATGCTGGCCATGGACATGGGGACCGGGAAAACGCGCTCTGCCCTGGAGCTGATCCGCCGGTGGCAGTGCAAGCGCGTCCTGATACTCTGCCCGAAGTCCGTCATCCGCGTCTGGCCGGCCGAGTTCCGGAAGCACCTGCCCGGAGAAGTCTGGTCCACCCTGCCGCTCGATGGCGGAACTGTGGCCGGCCGCGCCGCTGACATCCTGACCTACGCGGCAATGGCCCAGTGCGACGGCACACCACTCGCCGTGGTGCTGAACTACGACGTGGTGGCCAGGCCCCCGCTCGCCGCGAAGGACGGCGCCCGGGGGGCCCTGGCGTCCGTGGACTGGGACTGTCTGGTGCTCGACGAAGCCCATCGCGTCAAGGCCGTGAACGGACAGGCCTCGAAGGCCGTTGCCCAGCTCGCCGCCCGCATCCCGCACCGCCTCGCCCTCACCGGCACCCCCATGCCTCACTCGCCTCTGGACATCTACGCCCAGTTCCGGGCCATCGAGCCGAGGGTCTTCGGCTACCGCTTCGCCGCCTTCAAGGACCGCTACGCCGTCACCAAGGCCCGGCGCCTGAGGACCGGCCGCGAGTACAAGAAAATCGTCTCCTACCAGCACCTCGACGAGTTGCAGGCCAAGCTGGCGCCGCGCACTTTCCGCGTCAGCAGCGATGACGTGCTCGACCTCCCGGAGACCGTGGACGAGAACCGCTACGTGCTCCTTGAGCCCAAGGCCCAGCGTGTCTACCGGGACCTGGAGAAGCATCTGGTGGCGCGGATCGGCGAGGGTGTGGTCACTGCGGCGAACGCTCTCGCCGGGCTCATCAGGCTGGCGCAGGTCTGCAACGGCTTCGCCCCCGACGTGGCCAGCGGCGAGCAGATACAGGTCGGCCACGAGAAGGACGAGGCCCTTGGCGAACTACTCGCCGACCTGTCCCAGGATGAACCTGTCGTCGCCTTCGGACGATTCCACCACGACCTGGACAGCATTGAGCTTGTTGCTGCGGGCCAGAACCGGACCTGCTCTGAGCTGTCCGGCCGGTGCAACGAGCTGGCCGCCTGGCAGGCCGGGGAGACCAACGTCCTCGCCGTCCAGCTCAAGGCGGGAGGCCTCGGCGTTGACCTGACCAGGGCGAGGGTCCAGGTCTACTTCGCACTAGACTACTCCCTGGGCGACTACCTGCAGACGCGCAAGCGCATCCACCGGCCGGGCCAGACGCGATCGGTGACCTACATCCACCTGCTCGCCGCGGGGACCGTGGACGAAGACGTGATGGCGGCCCTGGCCAAGCGCCAGGAGGTCGTCGGCGCCGTCGTCGAGGGGCTGAAGAGGCGATGACCATGACAAGGAGGGTGCCCCATGGCCGCTAAGACCTGCCCGCTCAGGATGATCGCCGGCATCGTCAGCCAGATGGCAGAGCACGGCGAGTATGACACGAGCATCATGCGTTGCCTTGAGGATGATTGCGCCTGGTGGAGAGCCTGGGACTATACCGGGCAGGTTGGTTCCCGGTGTCAGGGCGGAGAGTGTGCCATGATCTCGATAGCGACCCTGGACGTAGGGCGATGACTGACTACGACTTCGAGGGCCGCGCCTATCTGTCCTATCCCGACCGCCTGGTCATCCTCGCGTTCGGGAAGCATGTTGGCACCGCCCTCCCTGATGTTCCCACCCACTACCTCAAGTGGATGCTCGACCAGGACTTCCCCAAAGACCTCGGCACTGCCGTCGCCGAGGAACTGAAAGCCAGAGGTGAGATGTGATGGCCAAGCGCGTGACCTGGAAAGAGCCCAAGTCGAAGATCTTCACCCAGACGTTGAAGGATGACCTGCTCGCCGAGATCGGCGAAGAGTTGATCGAAGCCCGCTTCGCCAACCTCAAGGACGCGAAGATCGACTACCTGATGAAGACCCGCCGGAACGAAGCCACCGACAAGACCGTCGAGCCCCGCGTCGGGGAGGCCATGGGCAGCGCCAAGGCAGCGTCGGCACTCGACCGGATGCTGCACCACTGGGACTTCCGCCTCCTCGTCAGCGGCAACTGGTGGGCGAAGCTCAATGCGCAGCAACGCCGGGCCCTGCTCTTCCACCAGCTCTGCCACTGCTTCATGGCCGAGGGGAAGCCCCGCCTACAGCGCCACGAGTTCGACGGGTTCCTGTCCGAGCTGCGGCACTTCGGGCCCTGGGCCAGCCCCCTGAAGGAAGCCCAGGCGGCGCTCCTACAGCAGTCCCTAGAGTTCGCTGAGGAGGCGGACGGAGAGAAGCCAGCGGTTGAGCCGGAGCCCGCAACGCTCGGCGTGTAGCTGTCATCACACCAGGATGGTGTTTCATGCCGAAGGGCGATGCTCGGAAGCTGCACGCCAGCCTCGAAGACGGCCACCTCAAGCTGTCCAACCTCTTGGTGGAGGCGCTCTGCTGCGCACCCCTAAGCTCCACTGAGATCGCCGTCTTCTTGTTCGTGGTGAGACGCACCTATGGCTGGGCCAGCCCCAAGGACAAGCGCAGCGGGCGTCTCGACGTGATGACCGCCGCCGAGATCGCCATGGGAACCGGACGGCCGCGGCGCACCGTCGAGAAGGCACTCACCAACCTGGTGCGACTGCACGTCATCCTGATGATCGAGACAGTACCAGGGGTGATCGGCCGCCCGCGCGCCTACGGGCCGAACCCGGACGTGGCTTCTTGGGGACATACCCGCGAGTGGTTCGACTTTCACGGCAATCTGCGGGAGGCGCATGAGCGAGGTGTATACTACCCGCAAACGCGCAGTCACACTACACCATTGCGGGTAATGTCACTACCCGAAAACGACGGTGACATTACGCCAGACAGAGTAATGTCACTACCCGAAAACGACGGTGACATTACCCGCGAACGCGTATTGTCAACACCCGTAGCTCAGGGTAATGACACTACGCGAAAGAGTGTCAACGAACAGCCCCTGAACCCAAGAGTCCCAACGCCTCCCCTACCTCCTAGAGCCATTGACGTAGACAGCCATCCTTTGACGTCCCACAAGACAAAAGGCCTAGAGCCATTGACGTCGGGACAGCCACACGGCGACGCCGCGCGCGAGGGTGGCGAAAGCCTGCCGGCCGCTGGCACGGCTGACGGGCCTGCGCTTGCGCTGGTAGGTCAACGGCCAGAGGCCGGGCCCGGCACGGCTGACGACCACGACACCCCGCAGCCCGGAGAGATCCTCGCCGAGTTCCTCACCAGGCGCGGAGCCGTCGTCCCCACATTCGACACCGTCCCCGGGCCGAACACCAACCCCATGTACCTGCGGCCTGACGGCACCCTGAAGTCGCAGGAAGAGTTGCTCGCCGACCTCGAAGCAGCCGCCGCCCAGGAGCAGGCCCCGTGACCACCGACACCCGCACCCCGGCCCAGGAGCGCGCCCACATGCTCGCCTCCGCCAGGGGCGCCGTCCGCGACCTCCTGGAGAACCCGGTGTTCATGGTTCCCGCCACCGGCGCCCATGACTGGTACCGCATCGGCCAGATCGTCGCCGCCAGCTACAGGCATCCGCTCGCCGGCCAAGCCGTCGCCGAGATCAGCCAACGGCTCGGGCTGGCACGCTGGGTAGACCCGCGGGAGGGGGTCCGACAGTGACCGGCCCGCTGGGTGGCGCGAAGTGGCGCGTGGACCAGGGCGACGCCCTGGAGCTGGTGCGCGGGCTCCCCGAGGGCTGCGTCAACTGCGTGGTCACGTCGCCATACTTGACACCGATACCGCAATATGGTGTCATGGTCCCATGAGCACCAACACCGGACGGTTCAAGCCTGGGCAGCACTGGCGCAAGCCGAGGGAGCACTGGCAGCGTGACTGGCTGGAGCATGAGTATGTCGTAAAGGGCCGCAGCGCGGCGGAGATCGCGGACCAGCAGGGTATCACTGAGAACGCGATCTTCTACTGGCTGGACAAGCTCGGTATCCCGAGACGCACTATCTCTGAGGCCCGGCAGGTGAAGTCGTGGGGACTATCCGGCTCGGACAACGGGATGCACGGCAAGCGCGGTGCGGTGTGCCCGAACTGGCGCGGGGGCATCACTCCAGCCCGGCAGTCCTGCTACTCACATACTGACTGGGCAACCCTGATCGAAGTGGTCTGGTCCAGGGACGGGGGGCGCTGCCAGCGGTGCCGGTGTACTGCCGCCAGCCGACGCCGGATGCACATTCACCATCTGATACCCTTCGAGCAGTGTTCAGACGCCCAGCGGATAGACGCCGAAGTCTGCCTGCTACTGTGCTCCAAGTGCCACGGGTGGGTTCACAGCAAGCAGAACGCCGGCCGGGACTTCTTCATGGAGGGAGGTGCCACCGATGTTTGACCCTCTCGACGGAGCGAGGTTCAAGGTGATTGAGGCGGACTGTTTGACGGCGCTGCGCGAACTACCAGACGGTTGCGTGAACTGCGTCGTAACCAGCCCGCCTTACTGAAGTAGTGGGGATTGAGGGACTATGGCACCGGGACCTGGGAGGGCGGAGAAGAGGACTGTGACCACAAGCAGGAGACCCGCCACCAGGCACAGGGAAAGACGAGTTCCCGGCAGGGTCGCTCCAACGTGGAGGCGCAGCGATCAGAGAACTTCCGAGGCGCCTGCGGCAAGTGCGGGGCCGTCCGCGTTGACCAGCAGATGGGCCTGGAGCCGACGCTCGAAGCCTACGCGGCGGGCATGGTCGCGGTCTTCGAGGAAGTCAGGCGAGTGCTGAGGCCCGATGGGACCTGCTGGGTGAATCTCGGCGACAGTTACGCCTGCGCCGCGAACGGGCGGGCAGCGAAGAACATCGTGAACGACGACCGCGCCTTCAGGGACAAGCCCTTCGCAACTGCCGTAGGTGGCCTCAAGCCGAAGGACCTGGTAGGGATGCCGTGGCGCGTCGCCCTCGCCCTCCAGGCCGCCGGCTGGTGGCTGCGCAGCGACATTGTGTGGGCAAAGCCGAACCCGATGCCGGAGAGCATCACCGACCGCCCGACGCGGAGCCACGAGTACCTGTTCCTGCTGACGAAGAGCGCGAGGTACTGGTACGACGCTGACGCGGTGCGGGAGCCTGCCGCGACCCAAGTGGTCAAGATGCCTGATGGTTGGGATACCGGGCAGGGTGGTCATGGATCCATGCATCGTGACGGGCGCGAGAAGGGCCAGCCGAATGCCACCGTGACCTCGGGCCGCAATCTGCGCTCAGTTTGGCAGATCGCGACCGCCCCCTTCCCTGACGCCCACTTCGCCACGTTCCCGCCGAAGCTCGTGGAGCCCTGCGTCCGCGCGGGCTGCCCTTCTGTCGTTTGCTCGAAGTGTGGTTCGCCCTTGACAATCGCCGTAGATGGTGTATACTCGTTGCATGGAAACCACAAAGCCCCCAAGCAGAATACCGTACAAGAGGAACTGCGACGTGTGCGGCCGGTACTACGAGGGCAGGGGGCAGATGGCCTGCAGCCTCAGGTGCTCGAATGTCCTGGCCGGGGCCAAGAGACGCAAGCCGGAGCAGCCGTGCGAACACTGTGGGAAGATGTTCAAGCAACGGAACCGCGCGAGGTTCTGCAGCCAGAGATGCTCGACGATGTACGCGATAGGACACGGCACCCACAATGTCTTTGCATGGGCGGGGACGGAAAAGCACCCTCCGAACTACAAGGGCGGGAAGTCGGACGACAAGGGGTATGTGAGAATCTACGCTCCCAATCACTACCCAGGCCAGAAGACCAACTACATCATGGAACACCGCCTTGTGATGGAGAAGACCCTCGGACGCCAGCTGACGAGGAAGGAGTTTGTCCACCATCGCAACGGGATCAAGAACGACAACCGGCCCGAGAATCTCGAACTGGTAGCCCGCAACCCCCACGCCGGAGAGGTGACGTGCCCCCATTGCCAGGGGACGTTCTTCCTCAGATGAGCCCCTGCTGTTCTGCGCCCACCGTCCCCGGCCTCGTGTTCGACCCCTTCTGCGGTTCGGGCACGACGTTGGCGGTGGCATTGGCTGAGGGGCGCCGGGCGCTGGGGTTTGAACTCAACCCCGAGTACGTGCAGATGGCTGAGCAGAGGGCGCGGAAGGCCGAGCGTGAGTACCAGCCCCCGCTGTTTGCGGGGCCACCCCATGAAGGCAGGTACCGCCATGAAGAAGAACCAGCCAGCTAACACCACCGTCGAGGAGAAGGAGGACCAGCTACGCAAGCTCGGCTTCATCCACGTTCCGCCACACGCCCTACGGTCTGCCCACGGCCGACAGGGGAAGTACCTCTACGTCAGTGGTGCGCAGGGTGTGCCTAAGCGCCTATACTTCTCGCGTGAGTTGGCTCGCGAAGCCGGGCTGGAGGTAGGCTCCTATGTGGACGTCTTCCAGAGCGGGCACCAGTTGGCCATCGTCGCTGGATCCGGGGAAGTCGTCGTGACCAAGATAGGTACAAGTGTGACCCTGTCCTGCTCCCGGCTGCTGGAAGAACTTGGCCTCGCGGTCGGCGACCGGCTCACGGCCGCGGTCAAGGACGGCGTGATCTTCACGGTGGCGCGATCCGCAGCCGAGAAGGCGAGTGCCCGATGACCACGCTCCTCCTGCTCACCACACTGACCAGCCCGGGCACCGACACCGCCGTCCACCAGGAGCGTGTCGCGAAGTGCCGGGCCATCTGGCAGGCGTCCGCTCCGTGGAGCTACTCACCGGAGTTGGCCGAGTTCTTCGTGACCGAGCATGAGCGGCAATGCGTCGGGGATCAGTGGTGGTGGAGCCTCTGCAATGCGCGGTACGCCAGTGGCCTCAACCCACGCATGAGCTGTCGCGGCGGCGGCATGTGGTCGCGTGGGCTCATGGACTGCACACAGTTGAACCGACCGCGCAGTGCCTTCCGGGACCTGGGGACGGCGAACCTGTTCGACGCCCGGGTGAGCATCCGTAACCACTGCTTTGAGGCCGGAGACTATCACCGTTGGACTGGACGCGAGGGTTGGTCACTCCTGCGCATGGTTTTCCTGCCGCGCAGTCCAGACGGTCGGCGGGCCAGGGCCGAGGTGCCGAAGTGGCGGCGAGTCGAACGGCAACACCAGCGGTACCTACAGAGCTGGTACCAGAAACGAGGAAGCCGATGAGCGCCACCGTGCAGTCAGTTCGCGAGGTGACCGCCCCGCCGTCGTCATCCCGGCCACGAAGGGGCGCGTCATGATGTTCCGGCCGCGCCTCGATCAGTGGGCAGTGAGCATGACTGTCTCCTGGGACCCGACGCGCTTGACGATGGACCAGTTGCGGACAGTGGTTGACGACTGCGGGCGGCGGGTGGGGATACTGGACTTCCGGCCCGAGCACAAGGTGCCATTCGGGCGCTTTGTCGTGACGCACTGGGAGGCTTAGAGGCTGGGCTGGGCTCGGCCTGGCCAGGCCGGGCACGGCGAGGCAAGGCGGGGCGAGGCGAGGCAAAGCAGGGCGACGCACCGCTCGCAGTCGCAGCACCATCCGCACCAGGAGGCCAGCATGGACCAGGCGCCCCACGAGCGCACTCAAGTCTACATCGTCCACCAGGACGGGACTAGCTACCGCCTCCGCTCCCACGAGGTGCGCGATTTTGCGGTCTATTGTTCCCTTGCCGAACGCGACCTCCTGCCACAGACCGACAAGGGTGGCGCCAGCGAGTATGTGAGCTCGGCGGATCGCGTGGCCTGCCTCAAAAGCCACGCTCTCCGGGGCACGGAATGCGCTTGGACGCGTCGGCAGGAGACGATGGTGCTGGAGGAGTGGGAGGCGGACTGGGTGCGGCAGTTGCGGTCGGATCGGGAGCGGGCCTTCGCCCTCCTCCGTGAACTGGGCCTTGACAAGCCCCGCGCACCGGGTTAGTATCTGGACCAATACGAAACACAGCGTCGTGTTTGCACACCGGCCGTCCTGACACCAGGGCGGCCGTTTCCCTTTCCGGGGCCGGGCATGTCTGCTCACGCAGCAGCACCTACCGCCGTCTCTCACACCCACTCTGCCATCACTGGCCACAACCGTCGCCGCCCCGGGCCCCGCCCGGCCCCGGAGCTACACCCGCTGATCGTGCTGGGCATGAGCCCCCGGCAACGGATCGAAGCGGCCTGCGCCGGCATGACATTCGCTGCCTGGGCAAGGCTCATGCGGGAGAGGCCGGGGCGGTGAGGAAGACGCCAGTGGCGAAGAAGACGGCGGAGCAACCGGCACCGGCACCGGCGCTGACGCTGGACAAGCTCTTCCCGGTCCAGTGGTACAACCTCACCGACCTGAAGGGCCATCCCGACAACCCGCGCCAGCATAGCGACGAGAACGTGGCCGAACTCCAGGCCAGCCTGGACGAAGACGACTGGCTGCAGAACGTGGTGGTCTCTTCGGACGGGTTCCTGCTCGGCGGGCATGGCATCTGTATGGCGGCGACGAAGCTCGGGATGACACGGGTGCCGGGGCGCGCCTACCCGCTGCCCCATGACCACCCGAAGAGCCTCAAGGTCATGGTCAAGCTGAACACGCTGGGGATGCCCCGCAAGGACGATCCGACCACGCCGCAGGACGACCAGGATATTCTCACGGGGCTACTGCGGAGCATCGCGGCGGAGAGTGAGCGCGGCTTGCAGGGGACCGGCATCACCGAGGCGGCGCTTGAGGACATGCTCGCGGAGTTGGCGGCGCAGCATCCGCCCACGGGGTTCGTGCCTCCCGAGTTCCGCGAGTACGACGAGAATATTGACCTGAGTAACGTCAAGCGGGCGACCTGCCCTGAGTGTGGCCATGAGTTTCCAGTGTGACGGGGGCTGGCCACCGTTCCCAAAACCGCAAGCGAAACCGATGACGGTCAGAGAAGCGTGGCAGGGCTTGCCGGACTTTGACAAGAGGCCGCTGGCGTTGTCGCCGCTCTTCAGCGCGTACTGGAGACGGGCGAAACCTGGAGACATTCTCGGGGGGCACTTCTCTTCGAGCAAGTTACACTGGGATCGGCCAGCGCCGACTATGCAGAAGTCAGAGACGAACGGCGGTCTGTACCACCCTGAAGAATGCCGAAGGTTACACGTCACTGAGATGGTGCGGTTGGGGTCCTTTGCAGACGGGTTTAGGTTCGCAGTCCCGGACCATCAAGCATTCCGGCAGGTTGGGAACGCAGTGCCTCCGGGTCTCATGCGTGGGATTGCCGAGGTAGTGAGAGACCACATCCTCATGGTCGACCAGTTCACCTACATTTCGACCTTCGCGGGCTGCGGCGGCTCCTCCCTCGGCTACAAGTGGGCCGGCGGCAAGGGTCTCCTGGCCATCGAGTTTGACGCCAACGCCGCCGCCACCTACCGGGCGAACTTCGAGACGCCGGTCCTGGAGCGAGACATCTGCACGGTGACCGCCGCCGAGGTCCTCAAGCTGACGGGCCTGCGGGTCGGCGAACTTGACGTGCTGGATGGGTCGCCACCCTGCCAGGGCTTCTCGACTGCCGGCAAGCGCCAGATACATGACCCGCGTAACAGCCTCTTCCGGGAGTTCGTCCGGCTCATCGAGGGTTTGCAACCGAAGGTCTTCGTGATGGAGAACGTGAGCGGCCTCGTGAAGGGCAAGATGAAGTATGTCTTTGCGGAGATCATGCGCTGTCTCAAGGCCACCGGCTATGCCGTCCGTTGCAAGCTGCTGAACGCGATGTACTTCAACGTCCCGCAGTCACGGGAACGGCTCATCTGGATCGGGGTCCGGGCGGACATCGGGCGGGGGCCGGAGTTTCCGAAGGCGCAGGGGAAGCCGACTGGGTTTGCATTAGAGCAAGCCGGCGATGGCCCTTGGTGGCTGAACAAAGAACAGGTGGCTCAGAGGATCGAACACCGCAGTAGGCAAGAGGCTCGAGGTCATGGATGGGGGCATGTCTTCTATGATGGGGAAGGGCCATGTCCGACAGTGCCCAAAAACGGGTTCTGTTCGGCATCCCCCATACTTGTGAAGCAGTCTGGTGGATGGCGGCACTTAGTGTTGGGTGAGTTGAAGAGTGCCGGTTCCTATCCTTCTTCGTGGGCATTCGTCGGTACTTGGCAGAATGCTTACCAGCGCATCGGCAACAGCGTCCCGCCGCGCTTCATGCAGGCCATCGCCGAGACCATCCGGGATGCCATCATCCTCCCGGCCAGGGCAGCCCGGCACCCCGTACCCGGAGCGAGTTGAGTGACCTATGGCGGCGCGGAAGAGCCCGGCCAAGGGCGAGGAACCGCCCCAGGCGCTCCGGGCTTTCGAGGACTACTACGGCATGGGCGAGGGGCGTTCCCTGCCTAAGTTGGCGAGACAGTACAGGGCAAGCGCAGAGGCAGTGCCAACCAAGCAGGCGACGAGGCTCAAGCTGTGGTCGGCCGCTCACAAGTGGCAGCAGCGCGTCAAGGATCGCGACCAGCAGGCCTCCCAGGCCCGAGCCAAGCAGGTGGCCGAACGGGCCATGAAGTTCCGCGAGCGCGTCCTGGTGGGCATCGAGGTGGACGTGAACCGCTACCTCCAGGCGTTGCAGAACCGGGGCTCCGAGGGCATCATGGCGGAAGACGCGGCCAGCCTGGAGAGGCTCGTCGTGCTCTTCTTCAAGCTCGCCGAGCAGCCGTTGACGGACAAGCAGCAGGTCGAGCATAGCGGGCCGGGCGGCGGGCCTCTCCAGACGGAGAACAAGCACAGTGGCAGCCTCGCTCTCAGCGCCAGCGCCGAGGTCCTTGGAATACTGGCAGCAGCAGGTGCGCTCGAACCCGCGGCTGCAGGAGCTGCTGACCCCGAAGCTGACGACGTGGATACCGCACCAGCCGCACCCTAAGCAGACGGCGTTCCTGTGGCTCCCGCACCGCGAGGCTTTCTACGGCGGCGCGGCCGGCGGTGGTAAGTCGGACGCCCTGCTCATGGCGGCGCTGCAGTACGTGGACGTGCCCGGCTACGCGGCCATTCTGTTCCGGCGCACCTTCACAGATTTGATGCTGCCCGACGCGATCATGGACCGCTCGCAGCAGTGGCTGTTGGGCACCAAGGCCCACTGGTCGCAGCAGAATAAGCAGTGGACGTTCCCCTCCGGGGCGACGCTGACGTTCGCCTACTTGGACACGGAGCGTGACAAGTACCGCTACCAGTCGGCGCAGTTCCAGTTCATCGGCTTCGACGAGCTGACGCAGTTCCCGGAGACGCAGTATCTGTACCTGTTCTCCCGGCTGCGGCGCCTTGACCAGCATCAGGTGCCGCTGCGAATGCGGGCGGCCAGCAACCCCGGCGGCATCGGCCATGAGTGGGTCAAGCAGCGGTTCATCATCGAGGGGCGGACGCAGGGCCGGGTGTTCATCGCGGCCAGCCTGAGCGACAACCCGAGCCTCGACCAGGAAGAGTACCGCCAGAGCCTCGCCGAGCTTGACCCGCACACACGGGCCCAACTCCTCGAAGGCGACTGGGACAGCATCGCGGGCAACCTGTTCCGGCGCGAGTGGTTCGAGATCGTGGACGCGGCACCGGCCGACTGCCGCTGGGTGCGTTACTGGGATCGGGCGGCGACGGAGGCCAAGCCCGGGCGCGACCCTGACTACACCGTCGGCGTGCTGATGGGTCGGAGCAAGGACGGCATCTTCTACGTACAGGATGTACAGCGGGTGCGGGCGACCCCCCGCGGCGTGGAAAGCCTTGTGGTGGCGACGGCCGAGGTGGACACGAGGCGCGTGCCGATCTGGATGGAGCAGGAGCCCGGTAGCAGCGGCGTGGACACCATTGACACCTACACCCGGCGCGCCCTCTCGGGCTTCGAGTTCCGGGGCGACAAGGTGACCGGCTCCAAGGAGACGCGGGCGCGGCCCCTCTCCTCGCAGGCGGAGGCCGGCAACGTCAAGCTGGTGCGGGGCCCGTGGATCGGTGACTTTCTGAACGAACTGGCGGCGTACACCGGGGACGCCGACAACCATGCCCACGATGACCAGGTAGACGCGGCCAGCGGGGCATTCAACAAGCTCCATGAGCGGCCCGGCATGATCCCCCGAGGACGAGCATGAGTGTTCTCTCCACGGTCGGCAACTGGTTCGGGCAGGCTGCCTCCTGGCTGGGCATCACCGGACAACGAGTGAGTGCTACCATGCTGACGGCGATGACGGGCAACAACCCGAAGCCCGAGTGGCCGCCCCTGGCCGACCGCCCGCGGCTGATTGCTTACCACAACGGCAGAATGCTGTACCGGGGCGAGCACGCCGCGCACCTGGACAAGCGCGACAGTGCTCAGAAGACCGCGCACCCCTACGTGGCGGTCAACCTCTGCGGGGCGTTGACGGACCTCGTGACCGGGCGGCTTTTCGGGCAGCCATTCACGGCCACGGTGCCGGAGGAGCTGGCCGGCACGCAGGACTTCATCTACGAACTGATGGAGCACAACTACCTGGAGAACGCCTGCCTCGTGGCAGCCGCCGGTGCCAGCTACCGCGGCGACGCCTGCTTCAAGGTGCGCTACGACGAGGGCCAGCGCCGGGTCGTCGTGGAGACGTTCTCGCCCTCCTGCTTCTTCCCCGAGATGCACCCCCTGGACGCCACCCGCATGGTCGCCGCGAACCTCGACCAAGTGCTCCTGCGCAAGGCGGATGACCCGTATCTTTGGCGGGAGCGGCATGAGCCCGGCGTGGTGCGCAACCAACTCTTCCGCCTGGACAAGGACCAGCAGACTGGCGTCTACCATTTCGACCCGGCGACTGACGAGGTGGACCTGAATACCATCGAGGCGCTGGCGGACTTGCCGCCGGAGATGGGGACGGGCGTGGACGCTCTCCTCGTGGTGCATGTCGCCAACCGCCCGCCGGTCGAGGGGCAGTTCTTCGGCCAGTCGGACTATGACGAGGCGCTGGTCTCGCTGCAGGCGGAGGCCAACAGCCGGGAGACGCAGCGGGCGGCGGTGCTGAGCAAGCACGTTGACCCGACTATGACCGGCCCGATGGTGCCGGATGCGTTCAAGGACGGCGCCGGCAACGTGAAGCTGGAGGGCATGAAGTACCTGGAGGTGGGGCCCGGCCAGCAGGAGCCGAAGTACGTCGTGTGGGATCCGCAACTGCCCGCCGTGGAGAACCAGCTCAAGGACCTGAAGGTGGCCTTCGCGGTCAACGCGGGCGTGGAGATGACGGCCCTGGTCCCGCAGGAAGGTGGCGCTGGGCCGGTGTCGGGGAGGGCGCTGCGGCTGTCACAGATGAAGACGCAGACGACCGTGGCGCTCAAGCAGCGCGCCTGGGGGCCGGGGCTGCAGCGGCTGCTGTCGGTGGCGACGAAGCTGGCGGCGGCGGTCGGGCCGGGGGCGCTGGACTGGAAGCCGGCGGAGGGCAGCCTTGTGGCGGTCGGCCCGGAGGACATCACGGTCACGTTCTCCGATGGCCTGCCGCAGGACCGCATGGAGGACGTGGAGGAGCAGACCGCCATGGTGGCCGCCGGGCTACAGACGCCGAAGCGGGCCATGATGGCGCTGCATGGGGTGTCGAGCGAAGAGGCGGACGCGATGCTCGAGGAGATGGGGGCGGCGAAGCAGGCGATGGCGCCGCCGGCGCCGGGCGGGTCGTCGCTCTTCCGGGCGATTGTGCCGCAGGAGGCTGAGTGACCATGCTGAGCGATCTGCTTCTGCGGCGTTGGTGTATGACGGTGACCGAACTGGCTCTGTGGAAATACCGGGTTGCCAACGTGGGAGACTGGTATGGGGTGCCCGTATATGCCTGGCACATTCGGCACCAGCTTGCCTACCGGGCGGTGTGGGTCTACCCCGGCGATTGGGAGGGGCGCTGCCGGGCATGGCCCTTCCGAGCAGGACAGGTGGCCTGGGCACTGCGCTGTGTGGTGGCTGCAGAAAGCTGGTTCTTCGGAGGGTGGTACTACCGCGCGTTCGTCGCTGTTGCGGACTGGGCTGGCCTGTCATACCGCGAAACAGAGGCCCGGTACTGGTCGGAGGCATGGCGGCTACTCGCCCGCCACATCGGCCTGAAGCTCACCGGGCGGCGAGGGTTGGCTGACTGATGGCCGCGGCCCTGCGCCCGTACAGCCGCTCCGAACTGCTGGAGATCGCCGACCAGCTCGGCGGCGTCTACCGCGACGGCGAGGCGCGCATCCTGCGCCTCCTCGGCCAGGGCAGCATCAGCGAGTGGAAACGGGACTACCTGAACAAGCAGCTCAAGCAGATCGAGACCATCCTGCACGGGCTGGAGGGGGCATCACGGGACTGGGCTGAGACGCACGTGCCGACGGTGTACCTCCACAACCTGCGGATCGCCGACCAGGCCCTCGGGTCGAGTATGGGCATGACCGCCATTCACCAGGACGCCATGAGCAGCATCGCCCAGACGCTCGTGCAGGACCTGGACCACGTGACCGGCGGGGTGGGCCGGGCGGTGCGCGACGTGTACCGGCAGGCGACGCTGGGCAACATCCAGGCGGGGCTGACCGGGGGCGAGACGCGGCGGCAGGTCAGCAAGGGGATCGTCGCCGACCTGCAGGAGAAGGGCGTGACGGGGTTCACCGACAAGGCCGGCCGCGAGTGGGCCATGAGCGACTACGCCGAGATGGTGGCGCGGACCACGACGCGGGAGGCCTCCTGGCAGGGCACGGCGAACCGGATGCTCGAGGCTGGTGAGGACCTGCTGCAGATCAGCAGCCACGCCCGGAGCTGCGAGTTGTGCGAGCCCTGGCAGGGCGTCGTGGTGAGCATGAGCGGTGAGACGGCGGGTTACCCGACGCTGAGCCAGGCGCAGGGCGAAGGGTTTGGCCACCCTAACTGTGTGCATGATCTGTTGCCGTACGTGCCGGAGGCGGCTATACTGGGGGAGTAGACAGAGCCTTGGCGGGAGGGTGGGTTCACTCACCCTGTCCCACCTGACCGCCAGAAACAGGGTGAGCATGATGGCAGAAAGCGGTACGGACGGAGAGAGATGGGGATTAGACGGAGACAGTGCGTACGATGACACTCTCCAGCACATAGAAGTCGCTGGCGGCATCATGGAGTACCTCGAAGCAATGCGCATGGGGGATTGTCGAGACTGGCGCGAAGGGTGGAAGACGGCAATAGCAGAGTCATTGCAACACTACCTGAAGCAGCAGGTCGAGACGGAGTATGCTGACCTGCTCCCAAAGACGATGTCCTGCGAGTGCTTCTACGTACCATCCGATGCAATGCTGATACCCGGCATTCTGAGGAAGGGGCATGTCTGGGATGGCCAAGACTGGATAGCTGTCCAACAGATCGCTTTCGTGGACGAGCCAGTCGAAGGTCTTTGGGACCCAGCACAACCCGACAACTGCCAGGGTTGTGGAATGGACCTCCTCAGCTACCCGACGCCTCATGGTCCCATTAGGGCGAAGCTTGCGGACATTGCGGAGCCGGGGGGTTGCGACAAAGACAGCACACCCCAACAGCTCCAGGTCATGATGACGTGTCCGAAGTGCGGCCAAGTCGATACCATGACCATCAGGTCAGACCGGGTAGTGTGCAACTTCGTTGAGAGTACGTGCGTCTGCGGGAATGTCAGTTACTGGCGCGTGACATACGAGTGGGCACCTGAGAACAAGTGGTTTCCTATAGGTGCAACGGTAGCCATTGATGAGGAGTTTGCTCGAAGTCTGATCGAGTAGCATCGCACCTATCCACGGGCACCCCGAGCCGTCCTCTTCCGAGGGCGGCTATACTGGGGGAGTAGACAGAGCCTTGGCGGGAGGGTGGGTTCACTCACCCTGTCCCACCCGACCGCCAGAAACAGGGTGAGCGAGATGTCAGAGATGTGCTGCGAGCTGTATTGTCCGCGCTGCAAGTTCGGCTTTCGGTGGGTAGAGGGACATTTGGAATATCATATGGACGACGGTCTCGGCGGGGTTGCACGCATTCGCAGACCCAGCCCGCCAGAGCTGGAGGATGCGGCGCTGGCAGATTCCACTGCGCCGACGCCAGGGGTCAGTATTCGTAGCGGGTCTACGCTAACCGAACTCGTCCCGCAGGTACTGGCCGATGCACAGGAGTGGTTCGAGAAGATGCAACGCGAAGACGTGAAGGCGGCGATCCGCGAACAGATCGCCGCAGAGCGACTTGCGGCGGACGCCCAGGCGGAGACCGCCAGAAACAGCGTGAGCATGATGGCAGAGCAGAGAGAGCGGTGGTGGAATGCAGAGCATGGGATTCGCCATGCGCCTCCCATGGTGATTCCGCTTGCCCCCCTCGGGAAGAATGTGGCCGCGGGCGTGTTTGCGGGCGGGGTACGTCTTCTGAGGAGGATCGAGCGGCCCCACATCCAGGTTGAGAAGGGCATGGTTTTCGTGACCGATATGGAGAACGGTGAAATGATCACGACGTTCGGCAAAAGGGGGTGGGATGAGCATGTGAAGATAGGGCAGGAAGCAGAACGTCTCAGCAATAAGTTGGCGGCAACCGAGGCGTAGCAACTAAGGCCACATCCCGACACGGGCACACCGAGCCGACCTCTTCTGAGGGCGGCTCTTCCGATTCCACGAGGACGCTTGGGCGTCCTTCACGCCGACGGGCGGCAAAAACGGAGGCCGAGCACCATGTCAGAGAAGCCGATTGCAGACGGACAGAGCACCACCCCGCCCGCTGGTGATGGCCAGGCCAGCGGTCTGGGCGCAGACAACGCGGCGGGAGGCACTGGGGCCGGTGTCGCGGGGCAGTTCACCCAGGCGGACATGGACAAGGTCGTGACGGACCGCCTCGCGCGGGAGAAGCGCAGCCTCGAAGCGGCGCACGCGAAGACGCTGGCAGAGCGCGATGCCGAGCTGCAGAAGTACCGCGACGCCGAGGCGGCGCAACAGGCCGCCGCGATGAGCGAGCTGGAGAAGGCCCAGAAGGTCGCGTCGGACGCCCAGGCGGAGACTGCCAGGCTGCAGACCCAGGTGGCCGACGCCAACATCCAGACGCTCCGGGCAAACCTGCTCGCGGTCGAGGCCCCGGACCTGCCGTCGGAGTTTCGGGTGCAGGTGACGGGGGCCGACGAGGAGGCCATCAAGGCGAGCATCGCGGAGGCGCGGATGAAGTACCAGGAGCGGCAGAAGGCGTGGCTGGCTGACGTGGCCTCGCTGACGCCGGAGCAGCTCGTGGCGAAGTACGGCGAGGAGGCCCGCCCGCTGGCGGAACGCCTGTCGGGGAAGGTGCTGAGCATCGGCAGCCCGACGGCGGCGACGCCGGGGCAGCCGCCCCTGGCCGGAGAATGGGACCCCAACAAACCCGCGACCCAGACCACGGCGAACTGGCGCAAGGAACGCGAGCGCCAGGGCGTCGGTCGGGTCACCATCGGGTAACAGGAGTGAGTAGAGATGGCTGGCACCACCACCACCACACTGACCGAACTCGTCCCGCAGATTCTGGGCGAGGCGCAGATGTGGTTTGTTGACAAGTCGTTGTTCATGCCGAAGACCGGCATCGCGGAGCAGTTCCTGCAGTGGCGGGACCTGCGCGACTCGCCCGGGCTGACCGCCACCTTCCCGAAGTACACCGCTGTGACCATGGGTGACGGGACGGAGGGGACGGACTACTCCAGCATCTCCGTGCTGGACACCAGTGGTCCGGGCTCGGTGACCGCCGCGGAGAAGGTCATCAACGTGCTCATCAGTGACCTGGCCGTGGACTCCGTTCAGGGCGGGCCGGGGCAGCTCATCGCGGACTGCGGTAGGGCTATCGGTACCGCCGCGGCCACGAAGTTCGACGGCGATGTCATGGCCCTGTTCGCCTCGCTGACCGCCGCGATTACCGGCAGCTTCGCGACCACGACTCCCGTCACCCAGGCGAAGTTCCGCCGGGCTATCTCTGGCCTGGAGAGCGTGCCGGTGCCGGGGCCGTACGCCGCGTTTTTCCACCCGAACGGCTGGGAGGACTTCCTGGCAGAGTCGACCACCCCGCTGCTGAACGCCGCCGCATCGGATGCCATCGCCAGGGAGATTTGGAAGAGCGACTTCGCCGCGAACATCCTCGGCGTGAACTGCTTCAAGCACTCGAAGGTGCCGGCCGCGACGACCGTAGACTGGGTGGGAGGCTTCATGTCGTCCTACGCCATCGGCTGCGTGTGGAAGGGCGACCTCAAGATCGAACCCCAGCGTGACGCCACCCTCCGGGGTACGGAGTTCGTCGGCGTGATGAAGTACGGCGTGGGCGTCATTGACGCGACGGCCGGGTACATCATGCTCCACGACTACCGCGTGTAGCGCGGGGACCGCGACAAACAGTGAGGTTCAGAGAACCTCCGGGCGGGGCTGGTGGCGACACCGGCCTCGCCCGCTCTACAAGGAGGCAGTGACATGCCGCAACTGTTCCGCAAGATGAATGCTACGGATGGCGAGCCGGAGACCTGGTTCCGCTTCTACTACCCGGTGGGGTCGGACATCAAGGCGGTCTGTGCCGCGAACGGGTGGGCCGACCAGATGCCCGCCGGGGTGCTGGTGCTAGACGAGAAGGGTGTCGTAATCCAGGAGGGGCCGGTCGCCGCTCCTGAGGCGGAGAAGCCAGCGAAGGAGGCCAAGTAGGATGACCGAGAATGAGCCCCTGATTGCCATGCGCTACATCGGGGTCATGGACGCTCATGCGGCACCCGAGGTGAACGTGTTCCTGGCTCCCTGTGACTGTCTCATCGTCGGTGTCTGGCTGGTGGACGGCACCGCCAAGACTGGCCATGCCGACAACAAGGGCACCTACGTAGCCTACAACAAGACCACAGGCGCCGGCGCGGTCGTCGTGGCCAGCCGCGTCACCGACACCCCGACGACTGACAACATCGTGGCGAACGTCGGCTGGCCGCTGGACCTGAGCACGACTCTCTCGGCGCTGAACATGTCTCAGGGCCAGGTGCTGTCGTTCAAGGCCACGGAGGCGGGCACGGCCGCCAGCGGCGACCTCGTGACTGCCCTGGTGGGCGTGGCCTACGTGCCCGGCAAGGGCCGCGTGTAAGCGACCGCGGAAGGACGGACTGAGATGGCCAGTCTGATTGTCTGCACGCCCGGCGGCAAGGACGACAACTGCTACGTGACCGCCGTGCAGGCCACGGCGTACTTCGCCAACACCCTGCGGGCGCAGTCATGGGACGCCCGGGTGGTCACCCTGCAGCCCCAGTCATGGGACGCCCTGGCGGTCACCCTGCGGGAGCAGGCACTCATTCAGGCGACGCAGGACCTTGAGGCTCTGGGCGGGGCGCGGCTGAACGTGCGTAGCCCCGCTCGGAGTCGTTTCGCGGGATTCCCATACAACTGTGACCTGGACGTGCAGGCGCTGCACTTCCCGCGCATCACGGACGTGGACCATGACGGCGTGACGAAGCTGGTCCCGCAGGACATCAAGGCGGCAGTCTGTGAGCAGGCGGCCTGGCTGCTCGCGAAGCTGTCGGGCCCCGATCTCGTTGATCGCGACGCCCTGCAGGCAGCGGGGGTGACGAACATCAGTGTGGATGGGATCAGTGAGAGCTATGGCCCGCGCACCGTACCGGCCGGCATCTGCCCGGCGGCCTGGACGCGCGTGCAGCCATTCCTGCGCGGCGGCTGGTCGGGGACGGTGTAGCCGATGCTGACCATCAGCGTTGACAGCCACGAGGTGCGGGCGGCGATCGGGCGGCTGGCGGATGTTAGCAGCCACGTGGCGCGTGACCTGAAGCCTGTGCTGGTCAAGCAGGTGCGGGCGACGCTGGCGGCGGCGAAGGCCCAGACGCCCCGCGACGAGGGCACGCTGCTGCGGTCGGGGAGCTACGAGGTCGGCGCGCAGGGCCCCCGGGCGCTGTGGGCTCAGGTGAGCTTCGGCGGCCAGGCATCGCAGTATGCCCAGGCCCAGCATGAGACTGACAGCTACACGCACACCCGAGCGGAGTGGGCGGCGAAGTACGGCTACCGGGTGTCAAGCAGCCTCAAGACGAAGCGCGAACAGGTTCACGCGAAGCGCCGGATGCGGATACTCACGGCCAAGGTGACGACGGGTGGGGTCATCACCATGCGCCGCAAGCTGACACGGAAGTTCCGGAACGTCAAGGGCCACAAGGGCGGGCGGGCTCACTTTCTCCACGGCAAGCCCTGGTCGGCCTGGAACCCCCAGCGGGAAGCGGCCCTGACGCAGGCGGTTGCCACAGAAGCCGTGCGCTTGTACGAAGCAGCCCTGAGCAAGGGCCTCGGAGACTGACATGGACGGTCTCTACAACGCCACCGCCCGCATCATCAAGCCGATCTCGACCCCCACCGGCCCGGAAGACCTGGAGCGCCAGCACGACCGTGACGAGCTGCGGCCGACGCTGCGCTGCAGCCTGCGACAGATGACGCGCAAGCAAGAGGCAACGGTTCTGGGTGACCTCGCCACGGCGGCCTATGTGTGCCGCCTGCGAACGGCGGAGGTGATCTCCGTCGGCTGGCAACTGAGCATCCTGCAGGACGGGGACCGGGAGTGGGTGACGTACTACGTGCGTGAGGCCCGGCGCGCGGGTCTCGGGGCGGCCTGGAACCTGCTGGTGGAGAAGGAGGCATAGGGCATGGCCATTGACTTCGTCCACACTGAGCAACTGGTGGATGCGGTGCTGGCGGTGCTGACCGCGCACCTGCCCGCCGGGTGGCTGCCCTCAACGGCAAGGGCGAGCGAGGTGGCCCTGAAGGTCCTCGATCATGGGGACTATGCGGACTACCCGGAGGCGGACAGCCTGCTCAAGGATTGCCCGGCCATCATCATTCGGGGGTTGGGGACGGAGCCGACGGACGCCGGCATTGGCGGGCTACTGGTCAGCTCGGAGCGCCTGCGGCTGGTGCACGTGCGGATGTTCGAGCAGTGCCGCGATGCCGAGGGGAAGATCGAGCTGAACATGACGCGGGCGCGGGAACGCTACGCCAAGATCATCGGCAAGGCGATGTTCACGGACCCCAAGCGGCGGCTGGCGGTGATCGGCGGCGGTGGGGTGCGCACGGAGGTCAGCCTCGCCAGCACGGACACCGCCGGGGCGCAGCTTGGGGAGCACCGCTTCCTCGGCTGGGACCTGGGCCAGGACGGGCCGACCCGGACCGAGGACGTGGCGACCATCCGGCAGATGAGCCAGCGAGTCTGGGCCATCGCTTGCGACATGGTAGTGGACGTGAGTACGGGCGGGCAGGGGTAGTCGGCAGATCCGCGAGAGAGGAGCACACAGATGCGACACGAGAAGGAAGAACAGGTCTCCGCTCCGGCGGGGCCGTATGTGGCAGGGCCGACCCCCGACGAGGCTAGGGAGCGGCACCAGATCAAGGCGACGCCCAAGCCCCAGGGCAATGCCCCAGAACCCCAGCAGGAGGCGGTGAGCCCCGATGAGTAACGTCTTCACCGGACAGGTGCAGGGCATCAGCAAGATCGCCACCGGCACGCCGGCGGCGTTCTGCCGGGCCATTAGCGGCGGCGACTTTGCCATTGACCCCAACAACACGATTTTCAACGGCATCGGCGGTCAGGTGGTGGCCCGCAAGGGCGCCAATGCCATCACCCTCTCTTTTACCTGCGGGGGGGTGGACAAGGCGGACCTGGCACTGTGGTTCCCCGTGACCGCTGTCGTGCAGGTGGCGAGCTTCCCCGACTTCCTGATCGAGGTGGACGACGGTACCAACGGCCAGGAGTGGGTACTGACCGGCGGGCAGCCGTCGTCGGCGAAGGTCTCGTGCGCCGGCGGCCTGGGCAGTGAGGTGCAGTATACCCTGGGCATGAGCTTCAAGCTGGCGACGGAGCAGGCGGTGGGCACGAAGGTGCCGGTGTACAACTCGTTGCTTGGCCACACGAACAACAACATCGGTGTGACCTACGGCGGCGCCGCGGCCGGCACGCTGAGCTTCGACCTCAGCAACGACCTGGGCGCCGAGTTCCACAATCCCATGGACGCCAAGACCGCCGGGGTGCAGCACGTCGTGGACGGGGTGTACATCACGAAGAATGACGTGAAGTTCTCGGCGGTTCTGAGCAACGTACTCAAGGGGACGGCGATGGACGTGGACACGTGGACGCCGGAGGCCGTCGTGATCGCCATGCTGAACGGGACGGCTGGGCAGAACATCACCGCGACGCTGAGCAACATGGTGCCGGGCGCCTGGGGGATGCCGGTGGAGGCGCAGGGCCGGATCGGCTTCAAGCACGAGTGGATCCCGGGTCCGGGGACGGCGTTCAACCGCGTGGTGCTGACGTAGACTGGAGCTGCCTGAGGCAGCTCGGAGTTGCGGAGCAACTCAGGGAGGGTGACGAGAGATGCCATTCTGTCCGGTGCAAGTGATCGTGGAATACGAGGGCGCGACGTTCGCCTTCGTGAAGAACGACGAAGCGCAGGCCGGCCTCGACAAGGCCTTCGTGGAGCGCGACGGCGGGGCGATTGCCCTGGCGCTGCGTGACTACTTCGACAAGTCGGTTGTCTCTTGGGAGGGCGTTGTGGATGCTGACGGCAACGCCCTCCCCTGCAACCCCGAGACGAAGGCCGCGTGGATCGTGGCCTTCAAGTCGGCGGTCGTTGACGCCTACATGGACAAGCTCAAGGAGCTGGTGATGGGAAAAGTCGAGCCGCCCGAGCCGCCTTCGCCTGGTTCGTCACCAGAGACGACGGCGGATGGGCGGAGCCTTACGACAGCGCCTGCGAGCGATACGCCCGCGCCAACCCCGGAGGCGGGCGAAGCCTCCCCGACTGCATAGCCCTGCCGGTGCTGGCGCAGATGCTGAGCATGAACGTCGTTGAGATCAAGACCCTGAGCGCCGAGGAACTCTTCGCTTGTGTGGGCTGTGCCGAGGGGAAGGGTCTCGCGGAGTGGGCCAACCTGCACCCGCGCGGGAAGACGGGATAGACCATGCCGGAAGTCAAACTCGACATCCTGGTCGGTGCCATAGACAAGGCGCGGCCTGTGTTGATGGTCATGGAGTCGAAGATCGACGCCATGGCGAAGCGGACCCAGGACTTTCAGGACCGCTGGGGCGGCGTCATGGGGGTGGCAGATGCTGTGGGCTCGAAGATGATGGTGGCAGGCGGCATCATCGTTGGCACGCTGACAGCAGCAGGACTCGCCGCTGGCCACACAGGAGCCGAGCTGGAGAACATGCACCTGCGGACCGGGGTTTCGGTCGAGATGCTGTCTACATTGGGGTCTGTTGCGAAGCGGACTGGGGCAGAGCTGGGGGATGTCGAGTTGGGTCTGAGGTTCGTCTCTCGCAATGCCTACATGGCGGCCCAAGGCAATGATGAGGCGGTCAAGAAGTTCCAGTCATTAGGGATCGAGCTAAGGGACACGAAAGGTAATCTCAAGTCTACTGCCGACCTCTTTCTGGAGGTGTCGAATGTCATCCGCAACGCCGCGCCCGGCGAACGCCAAGGGATAGCCATGAGCATCCTGGGCAGGGGTGGCGCGGCGCTCATTCCGATGATGATCGAAGCCAAAGGCTCCCTTACTGACATCATCGCCGAGGCGGAACGTCTCGGGACCGCCTTCAGTGGCAAGGATGCTGACGCGGCCAAGGCGTTTGAGGATAGCCTGCTGAAGCTGCAGGGAGCGGCGAAGCGGGCATTTCTAGAGATGGGGATGAAAGCCGTTCCGACGTTGAGCAAACTGGTAGAACTCCTGATGGGTGCGACGCAGGCAGTCAGGAAGTTCGCCGTCGAACATCCGACCCTGGCAAAGTACACAGTGCTGGTCGGCGGCGGGCTGGGCCTGATCGCCTTGGGTCTCGGGAAGACGATGACCTTTCTATCCGGGGCGATCCAGGGTTGGGAATCCCTCTCGGCAGCGATGGCCAAGAATGCCGTTGCTGCGCAGGCAACGGCGGCGGCCAATGCCGAGGCAGGGGCAGCGGCAGCGGCGGGAGGGGCGGGAGCTAACGCCGGGGCCCGGGTGGTGGGGGCGAGCGGCATCATTCCGATTGCTGGAGCGACAGCGGCGGTAATAGGCATTTTGGCGATGCTGGGCATCTCAGCGGGGGCCATAGCTGAGGTGAAACGCACGAAGAAGAGCGCCGAGGAGAATACAGCCGATCTTGACAAGCGCGGCCTCGCTCCTGGTAGTTCGGAGCGCCGTGGTGCTCGAATGCAGTGGGCTCGTGAGAACGCGGAGAGTACCGGGGGCATCAGTGGCATCGCGAAGCGCATGGCTTACGCGAAGCTATTGAGGGACCCTGCTAACGCTGCAGCGGTGGCGGCGGCAGACAAGGCCGATGAGCAAGCGAAGGCCTCGGATGAAAAGGCTCAGAAGGCTGCAACGGACTGGAATGCCTGGTCCGGCACACAGGACAAGGTCGCTCAGTCCTGGTCGAACTACTACCGGGAACAGGCCGCCCTTGTCTCGGACGCGACGGCAGAGTCAGCCATCGGCGTCCAGGCCGCCGAGAAGGCTTACGAATTGGCGACGCAGCGGGCCGCCGCCTTGGCCGGGGTAGCCGACCAGGAGGACGCGGCGGCCAAGGCCGAGCAGGCGAAGGCGGAGGCTTGGATCGGCTTGCTGGAAGCCCAGAAGGCGGCGGCGGAGAAGCAGACGAGGGCCGCCGAGGAGCAGAAGAAGACACTCCTGGAGCAGGCGAAGCAGTTGGCCACGAACGTCGGTGACCAGTGGTCGGCGTGGTATGACCGCCTGCGGGCCGGGGCGGGCAGCACCGAGGAGAAGGGGCGCATTGACATGGCCCAAAGGTGGACGGAGTACGACCTGGCCATGCAGGAGTCGTCACAGCTACAGCAGAGCGGCGGGTCTCAGCAAGACATCTTCGCCGCGAACATGAAGGCGTACCGGGCGCAGACCGGCTGGCTGGAGGCGAAGCAGAGCCTGGAGATCAAGTTCTCCGCCTCCGGGGATGGGCTGCGCCTGCTCACCTCGTCGCCGGAGGTGCGGCAGGCCATCGTGATGGGAGTACGGGGCGCCCTCGGGCAGCAAGGCAACTATGTGGGGGCCTACGGGACGCAGTGAGGCGGCCACAGGGAGGCGTGCTGCCCGTGCGGGGAGCCGAGGTGAGGGGGTAGGTCTACGGGGGCCGAACCAGGGGCTTAGAGAAGCCTACAGCCGGGAGGGTGCAGTGGCCGAGGAGTGGGGACCTTACGCGAAGATCCCGGGGCAGCCGGACCTCAGCACCACCTGGGGCTTCGATCTAGCGCTGCTGGACCTCCCGGCACTGGTGAACACGGAGGTCGGCGTCCACTACTGCACCGCCGGCTGCACCATGATACTGTGGGCGATCAGCAACGAGGTCACCGGGGCCAGTGCCCGCGCCACCTGGCCCGCCGCCGCCCAGGCCGCCTACAACGCCTGGCTGGCGATCCTGGACCCGGGCCGGCACCCACTCTACACGACGGGGTATGTCTACCGGGCGGAGGCGAAGTTCTACACCGGGGCGGGGATGAACCGCGATTGGGAGTTCATGTGTTCGGGGCTGGAGGGACACCAGGGGGGAGGGTATCCACCTCCTCCGCCAACGCAGACCTGGGTGGGACCTACTGAGTGGATACTCGCCGGCGATTTTGGTCTCACGAACGTCATCGTCAAGGGCCGGGTGGGAGCCGACAGTCAGGAGACGCGCAGCAGCATCCGCAATTGGACGGACCGCTATGCCCAGTACATGCTCTTCGCAGATGGCGAGACAGGCATCACCGCAACCATCGGCACCGCCTCGGTCAGCGAAGCATATGTCTTCGGCGAAGGGACCGAGGAGGGTAGCGTCATCATCGGTGGTGAGGCCGGGTCACTGTCCACCAGCATCTACTATGGCAGCGCCCCGACGCTGAACCACAGCTACGGGGAGATTCAGGGCCTGCACGTCAGCGAAGTCGCAGGCGTCATGGTGCCGCTGGCGACGTGCAATGCTTGGTACCATAGCGGGGTCTGGACCTTCGCCAGCAGCGACCCGGGCAGTAGCACCTGGCGGTACTTCGGGGATGGCGGCGCCATCAAGCTGCACCGGATCGGTGGGAGCAGCGGGGCGATGACCGGGCAGGCGGAATGCCAGATCGTCGGGCCGGTAGCATGGGCGCAGAACCCGGCGCGGTTCGGGATCGGGGCGACATAGGAGATGCCGGATGCTTTTCCGCTGGCCGATGACTGGGCCGCCGACGGAGGCCTGCGGCTCTACAGCACGGAGACCGTCAAGGCTCCGGTCTGGCTGGGGCCCGGAACGTCGCCGTGGTACGTCGCGGCGATGTGGTACTACCCCGGCGACGTGGCCAACCGCATCAAGACCGGCGAGTACGAGTTTCTCGGCAACGAGGTGCTGGGCGGGACGGTTGACCCGGCCTGGCTGGCCGCGAACCACGAAGACCAGTCCAGCGGGGAGCAGAACAACTCGCGGTGCCTCGCGGCGCTCAACAGCATTGCGGTGCCGCTGGACACGGGCGACCCGTACTGGGGCCCCGCAGTCACGCTGGCTTGGGCGGCTAAGATCGTGGACAGCGACGCCACCCGGCAGAGCAGTTGGGCAGCAGTCGCGGGCGTCACGGTGGACGGCGGGCACAACGGCTGGTGGACGGCCGGCGCTGGCGGGGGCAGCATCACCAGGGCGCTGCAGACGCGGTACTTCGTGCGCTGCAACTACGTGCAGGGCCACGTCCCCGAGGGTGGCTGGTGGAACGGCGACTTCGTTCTCTGGCTGAAGGCCAACGCCATCCCGGACCTTGACGACCTCCCGGCGGCGGTGACGGCCTGCCCCACCGAGGACGTGACGAACTACGACAACAGCGGCTTCCTGGTGGCGGCCTTCAGCGAGTGGCCGGAAGCCGCCGAGGGGCTGGCGGTTGACCTCACCATCGGCTACTCGACGGTGGACGTGGACGATCCCTGCTACACCTGCGCCACGCACCGCTACATGGCCCCGGACGGCGAGTGGACCTACACCCGGACGCAGCGCACCTTCAGCTTCCCCGGCGTCCTGGCGGCCGATGGCACGGTGACCTGGGACCTCGGTTACCTGACCCGCAGCAACACGATCAGCCTGCAGCATGTGGACAGCCTGAGGGTGGCGCTGCCGGCGGCGGCCGGGCTCTACAAGCTGACCAGCATCACGCTCGTTCGAGACCCTGAGGCTAGCAGCGGCGACGCCCTGAGCTCGCAGGCGGCCATCGCGCCGTGGAAGTTCCTGGCGGACTTCTGCGGCTTCGGGTCCACCGTGGACGGCGTGACGCACCGAAACCTGCCCTACGGTTATGAGCAGTTTGATGTTGGCGAACGGGGCATGAAGCAGACACAGTTCGTGCAGCATTGCCCGGAGAGTCCGCTGACGGATGACCCCACGGCGGCCAAGGCGCTGAGCCGTCTGGTCAACGAACTGAACTGGCAGGAGCAGCATACCGCGACCTACGAGACAGCGGCGGTAGACGCCGCGACGCTGGACGCGGACAGCCACCGCCTCGGCGGCCTGTTCTGGTGGGATGCTGACCGGGGGACCGGCGACAACCTGACGGGCGACGCGGCAATCTGTGTGCGGCGCATCCGGGGCATCTCTGGCATCCCGTTCGTGCCGCTCACGGTCAACGCCTACTGGACGGGATCGGGCCGGGCGCACGGGCTGGAACTCAGCGGGACGGACCGAGTGCGCGGAGATGGCACAAGCAGCGACGATCCCGACGCCGGCGCTCACCAGGTCGAGCGGCGGGAGGCAGGCACTACAGGCGCCTGGGAAGCCTGCGGGAGCTACACGGCGGATGAGCATGGGCGCTGGCGGACGCCGCCACTGCCGGAGGCCTTCTATGAGTACCGGGTGCGGTCGGCGGGGCTCGGGGCTATCACGACGCGGGAGTACACGCTCGGCGTGGTGTCCTGGGGGTACCGCCGCAACCCCCACATGCAGCGCGGCCTCGGCGGCCTGATCTTTCGGGTCTACCAGGACGGCTCTGGCGCTACCGGGGACATTCTCGGCGACTGGTGTGACGCGGGCCCGCCCGGGACCTGGACGCCCTTCCCGACGGGGCCGCTGGCCGGGGCCTATCGCAACCCGTTCATCGGCGAGGAAGACTGCGGTTGGCTGCTGGTCTCGGCGTGGAACACGGTGACCGGGGACACGGACTTCGCACGGAGTAAGGACCGGGGACACACCTGGGCGGCGGTGACCTGATGGCCCAACTCGGCGCCGGGCTGGAGAACGGCGGCACCTGTACGGCGCACGGGGTTGTCTACCAGACCGGATGGGATGCCAACAAGGTGTACTTCTGCGCCTCGTCACGCGCCGACCTCGAGCGTGAGCTGTTGGACGGTACGAACTACCTGCTGGAGGTCTGCAGCTACACGCCGGGGGAGGGGGATGGCCCGCCGCGGTCGTGGCCGGAGAAGCCTGATGACGGTAGAACGCTGGTGATCGTGGACGACGGCAGCGGGGACATCCTGGAGTACGTGTGCCGCAACTACCTGAGCAGTTTCGCGGCGGTATAGGACATGGCCACACTCATCCGCCCGCAAGGCAAGCTCACCTACCGCGACCCCGCCAAAGACGGGGTCGTAACGGTTCTGGGCCTCTCCCGTGACTGGCGCCCGACCGACAACTGGGAGCTGCGCGGCGCCGAACTCATCGGGCCCCTGAACTGCATCTCCCCGATGGGCGACTTCCGGCCGACGAACATGGTGTGGGGGGCCGGGAACTGGGGCATAGACAACACCTACAACCAGGCAGTGCGGGACGTGACCTTCTCGGGCAGCCCGACGTTCGGGGGAGCGGAGTTCTACGATGGCAGCGTGTACGCCGCCGGGACGCCGCTGACCACCTGTTTGGCTCACCTGATTACCGACCCCGCCGTTCACACACCCACCTACCTCTGGCAGCCGAACGTGGTGATGCAGATCATCAGCCACACGCCGCCACCGGGGCAGGGTGCCATCCCGCAGGTCAGCCTCGGTGTGGCCTGCAAGCTCAAGGTCAGCGGCACCACCCCGAACTTCTACCTGGACGACGCCGACGGCACCTGGACGGATGGCCGGGCGAACCTCGTCATCCCCCTCGGCAGCGAGCTGTACAAGAACCCGGTCTTTCACGCGGTGGTTGGCATCGGCGGGGGCGATGTCTTCACGACGGGCTGGATCTTCGGCGTCTCCAGCGACTGCCGGTCAGCGGACCAGGGGCCCAGCCGGGAGGCCTGGGTGCTGGAGTACCTGGAGGACACGGCCCGCTATCCCGGCGGGCACATCCTGATCCGCAACAGCAACAACTGGCAGAGCTGGTGGCACATCTATCATCCGGCCCTGCGGCTGCAGGCGGGCTTCATGTCGCTGGGTCTGGCGGGCTGCCAGATCGGCGTCAACGTCTCGAAGGTGCTCTACTCGGACTCGGACTCGACCGATAGCACCTGCTGGCCGCGTGACTACCGGCTCATCCCGGGCGCGGCCTGGGAACCGGCTGTCACCTATGGCGTGGTGAAGTCGCAGGCGCAGTGGTTCAGCAGCACCGGCTGGGCGGTGACCGCAGCGGGGGGCGCGGCCCCTGGCTACCGCCCGGTAGTGACCTTCTCCCCCGGCGAGGGCAGCACGGAGGACCGGCCCGTGTTGTGGCTCGCCACCGAGGACCATGCGCCAACCATCGCCGTCCCCCCCGGGTTGCCGGCCGATGACACGACTGAAGGCGACGGGCTGCTGCGGGAGATCACCCTCACCATGGACAGCACCTGGAAGCGCACCCAGGCGACGGCGGAGTTCTACGGAGCGAAGGACGGCGGGGAGATCTACCCGGGCTGGAAAGAGCGCGGGCAGGTCGTCGTGAACATGGGCTGGGACGCGGCGGCGGGCGCGGGCTTCGCCGCCGCGGACCTGGCGACGCTGTACATCATGCCCGGCGGCATCGAGCGGTGGCGCGACGGGGCCGAGGGCCAGGGGACACCCCGCCTGCGGGTGCAGCTCGGGGACTTCATCGCCGCGCGGATGGCGAACACCTGCCTACTGGACTTCCGGCAGGCAGCCGGGCAGACCGCGACCGCCTGGTTCCATGCCTTCGGCCATCGGCTCGGGCTGCCGGACAGTCTCATCGAAGTGCAGGCGGACATGGCCGGCATCGAGATCACGCTCAACGAGATACCGGGGCTGCCGGCCCTGGAGGCGCAGGACGGCGAGGACCCGGCAGCCCATGCCGACGCCGTGTGTGCGGTGATGGGCTGGCGGTGGGGCTGGGATGAGAAGCTCTTCCTGGACGCCGGGCGGCAGACCTACCAGCCCGGCGTGAGCACAATCAGCTTCGCCCTGAACTATGACACGCTGACCTCCGAGGATGTCGTGCGTCGCATAGAGCGGACGCGCGAGGGGGCCCGGTGGCGCAACTGCTACAAGGGCATGTACGGCCATGGCGACCAGCGCCAAGCGACCTACCACGTGCCTGACGAGACAGCGCGGGCGGCGGTCGGCGGGGACTACTGGGCCTTCCTCGACGAGCCGGATGCAACCACCTCGGCCGCGGTGCTGAAGCGGTTCAACGAGTTGCACTCGAAGTGGCTGGAAGCGTTGCTCTGGACCGGGCCGATGCGCACGGGCCTGACGCCGGACATGTTCGTGAACATTGCCGACTTGCCGAACCTCGGCCTGGTGACGGGGGCCGTCTACCAGATCGTCGAGCACACCCTCCGCGGCGACAGCCACGTCAACGAGGCGACGAGCCACATCAAGGCCGTGCTGGTATACCTGCCGGGGACGCGGTTGGCGGGCCCCATGGGCGGCGCGGGAATGGGCAGCAGAGGTCTCGGAGGATAGCATGGCAACGACCTTCTACACGCTGAAGAACTGGGCGGAGACGACCGTAGCAGTGGCGGTCAACGGCAGTGCCACGGAGATCACGGTCACATCGGCTGCTGCCCTGCAGGCGGCCGTCGGCTATGCGCAGCTCTGGAATGAGACGACCTACCCCGACCCGGTAGACGACCCCGGGCGCGAGGTCGTGCGCATCGACTCCGTGCTTGGCAACGTGCTCACCGTGACGCGCGGGCAATGCGGCACCTCCGGCGCAGCCCATGCGGTCGGGGATGTCATCAAGTGCGTGTGGCTGGCGGAGAATGCCACGCAGATGCAGACGGCTATCAATGCCCGCGTGCAGAAGGCCCCGGATGCTTCCGCCGACAACGAGATTCAGGGGGTCGCCGTGGGCGTGGTGACGCTGGCCCTGAAGGCCTTCGCGGCCCAGACGGCGGCGCTGCTGGCGGTGAAGGACAGCGCCGGGGCCGCCCTGCTGACGGTCGAGGCGGACGGCGACGTGGTGTTGGCCGATGGCAAGACCATCTCCGGGGGCTCGACGACAGGCACCAAGATCGGCACTGTCGCCACGCAGAAGCTGGCGCTCTTTGGAGTGACGCCGGTAGTGCAACCGGCCGGCGCCGGCCAGGCTACGGTGACGATGGGCAATGCGAACGGGGAGATCGCGGGCCTGACCTTCTCGGCGACGCCGACGCAGGCGGAGTGTAATGCTCTCCGTGACAAGTGTGAAGAACTGGCTGACGACGTGCGGGCCGTGCTGGTCTTGGTCCACGCGCTGCGCACCGCCGGGGTAGACCTGGGCAGCATCAAGGGCGCTGCCTAAGGGGCCGCGCTAGACAGACTGAGTTGGGAGGCCGGGCATGACATGACCTCGCGGTACCTGGCCGGGATCGGGAACTGACCGGAAGCGTCACACAGCTCAAGGAGGCCCATGATGGCCAGCGCGATCTACCCTGCCTTTGCGACCGCCGCCTACACCAAGAAGATCGATTGGGTGAATGACTCCGTCAGCGGCTACCTGATGGACACCGCGGACTACACCTACAGTGCCGCGCACACGGTGCTTGCTGACCTGACTGTGGCGGGCCGTGAGGAGGTCGTGGCCCTCACAGGTAAGTCGGTCACCGCTGGCGTGCTTGATGGTGGAAACTCGACCTGGCCAACGGCGACCGGCGATGGCATCGAGGCGATTGTCGTCGTTGACACCACGTACGACTGTCTCGGCCTCTACTATGATCTCGGCGCCACCACGCTGCTGAACGGCGGGGACATCGTGGCGACGTGGGCGGGGGCGCCGAACTACATGGCCAAGATGTACTAGAGCGGCCCAGCCGCTAGAAGGAGGAAGAGCATGCCCATTGATGGCGTCTGCGACCGCATGGAGAAGCGCTGTCTCATCAACAGCATGTACGCGCGGCTCGCGCAGCTCGCGAACAGCATTGAATTGTGGCGCCGCGAGGGCGAGACAGAGAAGATGGCGGCGGCGGCGGCCTACCGGCAGTTGCTCATTGAGAAGTCGGATGTGCTTTGCGCCGGACTGAGCATCAGCCAGGAGACGGGGTTCTACATGGTGACCGAGCCGCTACTCGCGGCGAGCGACGAGACCTGGACGGTGGCGCACGAGTGGATGACCGACAGCCACCCGGAGTTCCACGCGGCGCGGTACCCGAAGCCGCCGAAGGTCGCTAACCCGGAGGCGCCGACGCAGGTGCTGGCCCCGGCGAGCATCGTGGCCGACAGCGCGGTCGGGGAGACGGCGTAGCAGAGCAGCAGAGGAGGCAGACCATGGCCTGGATACCGACGATCACGATGCCGACCGCCGTCGAGACGGAGCCGAAGACCTACACCGTCTCAGTGGCGGCAACATTGACGCAAGGGGCCGAGACGAAGAACCGTGCCTTCTCGCAGTCCATCTCGGACACATCACAGGCGGCGCGGAATGAGCTGGCGATAGCGATAGCCGGGCAGATCACGACCTGGCGACTGTCGGAGGATCGCATCACTGGCTTCGCCGCCGCCCTGGCGGCGCTGAAGACGAACATCGAGGGGAGGCTGTAAGTGGCTGACTACACACAGGCCCAGTCTGAACTACTCGCCCACCAGGAACTGACCCATCCGGGCAGCATCATCGGCACGCCAGTGGACGTGCGTACCTGGTTGCAGGGCATGGTCCACATCTGGCAGGCGAACATCGAGACCACTGCCAACCTCGCCGCGGGGCTCGACTTCATCGAGGTTCAGGGGTCGCCCAACTCATCAGGGAACCTCTGGCAGACCCTGGCCAGTTTTGCTGCCAGCACGACGGCGGCGACCGACACCGCCTTCGACGCCAACGAGGCCATCGGTCAGACGGTGCTCTCGGTGGCCACAACTGCGGGCAAGACCACAGGGGCCCTGATCTACCTCAAGGACGCAACCTCCGTAGCCACCTCGGAGTGGAGCCGGGTCGTGTCCGTGGTGACCGATGACACGGTGACAGTCACCGATGGCATTGAGGTGGCCAAGGTCGCTACCGATGACCACATGTTCACGCAGGCCTCCCGGTGGGCGTGTTACGTTGACCTGGGGGGCATCGAGCGCCTGCGCGTTGTCGTTCACCACCAGGGCGCGACGGGTTCCGACTGGCGCGTCTACACCGTCCTGGAAGCCGTCACCGACTTCGAGTAGGAGCAGAGCCGAACCGTGAACGTCCTCTGGCTGCCAGCAGGCTCCAAGGTGCCGCTCGGGATGCGCCGCCACTGGGCGGCGTACCTGCCGGCCTTGCCGGACCCGTTCGGCGCCTGGGAGCTGAACGAGGGCTCGGGGTCGCTGGTCAACGATAGCAGCGGCAAGGGCAACACGGGGACGCTGACGAACATGGACCCGGCGACGGACTGGGTGCCGACGCCGAGGGGCGTGGGGCTGGACTTCGACGGCAGCAATGACTACATAAATGTTGGCCCTTGCCGCCAGACGTTGACCGCGCTCAGCGTCTGGTCCTATCTGGATACGACCGTTGGTGGCGGGGCCGGAGTCAACGCTATCTTTGCAAACAGCACTTCGGGCGCCAGCGGATTCCGGCTGGCCATCTACCAGAACAAACTCCGATGGTCCATAGACAGTGCGGCTGGGACAGCAGAAGTCTGGAATTCGAGTAATACTCTAACCGGTTGGCACAGCATCATAGGGGCGATGAACGCCGCGACCGATGCGGGTGGATTGTACGTTGACGGTATGCCCGTGGGTTTCGCCGTTACCGCTGGCACATCAACATCTGCAATATCCGCCATAAACACAACCATTGGAGCAGAGACAGGGGGGGCGGCAAACCGTTTCTCGGGTGCGATCGGTTTTTTGCACTTCTGGGATGACATCCTCCTCACCGCGTCCCAGGTGGCCGCGCTGGAGGGGCCGGTGCCCATCTGGCAGAGGCAGCGGTACTACCAGATCGGGGGGGCGCTCCAGTACCTGACGCCCGGCAGCGTGGTCGCCGCGTCAGCCCTCGGGTCGCCGTCTCTGGGTCTCGGGGCCGTCACGCTCACACCCGCCAGTAACGTCGCTGCCAGCGCCGTAGGCGCGCCGACGGTGACCCCTGGGGCGGTAGGGCTAACGCCCGCAAGCGTCGCGGCAGACAGCGCCCTGGGCACGCCCACCGTCACTCCCGGCAGCCTCGGCATCACGCCAAGCAGCATCGTTGGAGCGAGTACGCCGGGCACGCCGACCATCACATCCGGCAGCAAGTCACTCTCGCCGGCCAGCCTCACTGCCTCCTCGGGCGTTGGCATCCCGACGATCTCCGAGGGTGCCCTGGCGCTCCTGGTCAACAGCATCATTGCGCAGACGGCGCTGGGTATGCCGCTGATAACCGCCTCGGGGTCCCTCCTCACGGATGTGGCCTACCCGCTGGCGGCGACCTTCGGGGCCCGGCAGGAGCTCGCCGCGACGGCAGTTGTGAGGCTCGATAGCTGGAGCGAGGATGGGACAACGCTGGGCCTGTTGGTCCCGCTGCCCGCCTGGGTGGAGACGGACCTGCGCTTCAGAGTGAGGATTGATGACATCCTCGGCGCCGCCGTGGACCTGACAAAGTTCAGATTGCGGTCGCTGATCGAGGACCCGGAGGATGGCATCGCGGTCGGTGAGTTCAGGCTGACCGTGGAGAATATCAACACGCTACTCTTCGAGTGGGATGCGACCGGGGCTGAGGCCGGACGGGCCTATGTGTTTGACCTGCGCGCCAAAGATCGCGGGGGCATTCGCAGTCGGCCGGTGCATGGGACCATCGTGATGCTGCCGGTGGTGACGTAGTCGCGATCATTGAGGCATCGTCGGACTGAAGGGCAGGGCAACCGTGCGCAACCAGTTCCTATGGGTCAACAAGCCGGGGTTCCATTACCACAACGCCAGCCCCGGCAACCTGAGCATCGTCCACGGCAGCAAGGGGACAGTGGCCTTCTGGTTCTGCCCGGCGAGGGAATCGGGCTACGGAACCATCTGGGAGGCGCGGGCCGCCAACAACGACCTGTGGTATCTGTGGATCGACGGCGGTGGATACCTCGTGCTCGGCGTCTACAATGGCAGCACCCGGCGCGAGGTAACGTCTCCCGCTCCGCTGAGTACTAGCAGGTGGGATCTGGTAGTGGCGAGCTGGGACTTCACGCCGACGGATGGGGTCGGGATCATCACCTTGCGTTGTGGCGATCAAGCGGCGCAGACCCGCAGCGACGCCTGCGCGCCGCGTCAAGAGGCGACGCGGATGACAGTTGGCCCACGCACCACGGACACCGCCTATATCAAGGCTGTCTTTGACAACCTGGCCATCTGGAATGGCGTGATGACCGCGGACGAGTTCACCGCGGCGCGAGGGGATGCGTCGTACTTCCTGGGCCAGACCTATGCGCGGCGGCGGTTGCCCCAGCCAGAGGATGTGGCCGATGCCTCGGCCCTGACCTTCCTGGCCACGTGGGACGGGTCCTATGATGCCGTGATCGGCGGCGACAAGACAGCGCAGTGGGATGTGACCGCGCCGAACTACGACCAGTTCTGCCGGCTGTCGGACAGCAGTCCGGGCCCGCCGCTGCGTCACCAGTTCTTTTTCGGCATGCCCCGCCATGACAACACGCCGGATGATCGGGTGCCCTTGCCCGCGGTGTTGACACTCATCAGCGCCTCGGGCAATGACCAGTACACCACCTGTGACAATGTCACCGAGTGCTCGCGGGTCAAGGTCACACAGATGAAAAACGGCCTCTACGAGGGGCAGGGTTATCATTGGCTGCGTCCGTGGCTGACACGTCCCGGGGCGGGCCGCAACAATGACATGTGGCGGCCGCTGACCTTTGAGTTGCAGGTGCATGTGCCGACCGGCATCGAGCCGATCAATCCGAACCGGCAGGAGGTGGCCCTGGGCCCCTTCATCTGGTATACCTGGAAGCTCTCCGGGAACTGGAACGGCTCCTGGGGTCCCGGACGAATGGGCAAGGTGGTAGCCGATGCCGGCAACAGCACGACGCAGATCAAGACCGACATCACCGGCGACGGGGACGATTACTGGAACGGGACCTGGCTGACCTTCCGCAGCGGCGCCGGACTCGGTTACCGGCTACAGGTGCTGGACTACACCAGCACCAGCGGCATCTTCACCGTGAGTGGGGCGCTGCCGGAGATCCCGGCGGCGAACGACCGCCTGTTGGTAGACGCTCGGTCATGGCTGGCGGCGACGCCGGAGTGGAATGGCGCTGTAGACATGAACAACACCATCGAGGCCTGGCTCTCAGAGAGTTGGACCGGCGACCCCTACGGTGGGGGAGACGACATCACGGACTATGTCTGGACGAAACTGGAGGCCATCTGCGGCCACGACACCACCCAACTGGTGCGGTATAACCGGGGCCGCACGGTAGTCATGCCCTGGCTCTATGGCGTCGGCGGGTCCCCTGATGGCTGGAAGTTCTGCTTTGGTCGCCGCATGGGTTCCAACCCGGCGACCTTCAACGCTGAAATCTGGGTGGAGAGTCTGACGATCCGCGGCGGCGGGGCTTACGACACGCTCGACCCCAACCCGACGCCCTTCACACGACCGGCGCAGATCAACGACTGCTTCATGGCCGAGCACCACTGTCACGAGGTCACCGACAGCGGCGCCATCGTGGCCAAGCCCGTCCACAGCAATCGGGCCTGGCGGGTGGCGGGTCTCAGCCGCGGCTTTGCGACGATGACGAAGTACGCCAGTTGGGCCGAAGTTCAGGCCTCCTTCAATGCCACCGGCACTTGGCGTCATACGGGTAAGCCGATCTACCCAGTCGCGCCGAGGAGCGAAGAGGATACCATCATCATGCTGGTCCAGGGCACCAGCGCGGGGGGCGTGGCGGCCTATGGGTACTGCCGCGGAATCTGGGATGCGGTGAATGAACGGCTCACCTGGGTGGACGAAACGCCACCGGCGGGCAAGGTCAACCCCTTCCTGGCCCAATCCGATCTGACACCCGAGCTGGAACGGGACATCCCCTGGGGGGCGGATTATCCGCCCGGCCTGATCGCCGTCCTGGGCCTCCCGGACGGCACCTGGGTTCTGACCTATAACGGCAACACAGACAACCCTGATCACTACGTCACCCGCGCGCTGTTTGCCGCTGATCGTTGGAGCTTCAGCCACGCCGCAAGCTGGTGGCGAGACAATCCCCTGCCGATGGGACTGCATGGCGTGGACCCGCCGGGGGCCTGGGGCAATGCCGGGTTCGTCGGCAATCGCGATTGCGAGTGGCAGTTCTGCTTCGATCCTGTGACGCGGATTCCAGACCGCCGCTACTTCGGTGGCGGTCGCCTCAAGTCCAATGTGCCACAACTGGGCGGCAGCACCGACTATCTGGCCAACCCGATCCGGCACATGGGGGGCATGGTGAGCGGTGACTTCCGAGGTTTCCGCGTCTTGCCCCACGGCGAACAAGTCCAGCCCCTCGCCTCCGCCCAGACCGGCGGCGGTATGCACTTTGCGCATGGCGCGGATGTACTCCTGCATCTCACCCCTTACGGCGGAGAAGGCGGCACTCGCTTGCGCGTCTCCGATGATCACGAGCACTGGCAGGAGCCGGTCTATACCTGGATCGCCGCGGCCTTACCCTACTGTCCGCCGTTCCACCTCGGCGAGCGAACGATCTACTATATCGGCGACGGCGACCACGCCGGCGCGCTGAACCAGGTCGTGATGGACCGCGACCGCGAGACCTACTATGCGTTGAGCACCGGCCAAGTCGCCGGGGAACTGCTGACACCCGTCCTGGTCAAGCCCCTGGAGGGTTGGGCGGAGTTGGTGGTGAACGCGGCGCAGAACGCCGGAGCGCTGGCGGTGGAGATCCTGGACCCGAGCACCGACACACCGCTGACGGGCTTTGCTATGGCCGACATGGATACCCTGGCCGACGGGGTGTGTAGCGAGGTGACCTGGGGCGGGCAGCAGCTCGAAGATCTGGTGGTCGGGGCCATCCGCCTGCGTTTCATCTTCTCGCGGCCCGGTAGCGGCGATGATAGCCCGGTGCTCTACGCCTGGTACGCCGAGGGCCATAGATCGTTCTCACTGAGCCCCTGGCCACCCGTGCCGACGGATGTGGTCTATCCGCTGGTGGCGAGTTTCGTCAGCCAACTGTAGGAGAGGCAGTGATGCGCCCATGAGCGATCCGGGCCTGTTGGTCGCGCTGCCCGCCTGGGTGGAGACGGACCTGCGCTTCACCGTGAAGATAAATGACATCCTCGGCGCTGCCGTGGACCTGTCAGGGCTGACCCTGAAGTCGTTGATCGAGGACCCGGAGGATGGCGTCTCGGTGGGTGAGTTCACATTGACCGTCCAGACCCCGACGAACATACTGCTCTTCGAGTGGGACGCCGCCGGGGCGGAGGCGGGGCGGGTTTACGTCTGGGATCTCAAGGCTACCGATGGTGATGGCATTCGCAGCCGGCCGGCGCACGGGACCATCGCGATGCTGCCGGTGGTGACGTAGCCGTGGTGGACAGTGTCTGGCGACGAGCGACCTGACGGACACCAGCAGGCTGACGTAGGATCGGAGACCATCATGCGGGCGACGCCAGCGAAGAACGGCAACGGGTGGCTGAAGTGGGCGGGCATCATCATCACCATCGCCCTCCTCGTGGGTGGCTTTGTCATGTGGTGCGGCAGCCTGACTGCCCACATTGCTACGGTGGATATTCACCACTCGACGCAGCAACTCAATGACAATTTCGTATTGCAGAAGGAGTACGCACAGGATCGCACAGACCTGAAGGACGCGCTGGTAGAAATCAAGAGCGACCTCAAGGACCTCAAGCGAATGCACATGGAGCAGAGGTGAATGACATGGAGACGCAGACCATCCTCGTGAACGCGGTGATTGGCGTGGTGCTGACCATCGTAGCCAAGTTCCACCCGACGTTTGCCGCGAGCCCGAAGTTCCTGAAGGTGCTGACGGTGGCCGTGGGCTGTCTCATCCCGGTGCTGGTCCTGAGCAAGGGCCACCTGACCGGCGAGCAGTGGCAGGGCGTCCTATGGGCGACGCTGGCAGCACTGGGCGGGTACCGGGCCTATGAGACGCTGAAGGACGATGTGACCGGGAAGACGGGCGTGGTTCGCGAGTGTCTGGTCAAGGCTGCTGAGGATGCTGCACCGCAGGCGGGTGACATCGGATGAAACCTACCCCCTACGCTAGCCGCGCCGTACCCGCCTGGGGCCTCCTCGTCGCCCTGGTGGCATCCTCCTGCCTCCTGACCCCCGTCGTCGCGCAGGATCGAGGTCTCCTTGACCAGCCGGTCTTCCCCAAAAACCCCACCCCCGTACTTAGGGTCCGCGCCGTCACTCAGGAGGGGGTGAGCCGGACGCTCCCGGGGGTGCCTGAGTACCTGTGGTGGAATGGGTGCTCACCGACCGCCGCCGGCATGGTCATCGGTTGGTGGGACGCCCAGGCGGGGTGTACCGACCTGTTCGCGGGCTCGGCCGCGACCTGGTGGGGCGCTGGCGATGGCACCACTGGCACCAAACGGATGGTCGCCAGCAAGGAGCACATTGCCGCTGGTAAAGCCTTGGGGTTGACCTACGGCTCTTATGAAAACCACGTGGCCAACTGCCTGGCGGACTTCATCCTGACGCGGAATGGCGGCACCTACCGGAGCTACATTGGCCCCGGGTTGGTCAGCTACTGCTCCTGGCTGGACCCGAGCAACCCCGCCAAAGGTAGTTACCTCGCCACCGCGATCACGCGGCGTACTACCGATGGTTGGGACTACGCCCAGTTCTGTGCGGAGATTGACGCCGGGCGACCCGTGCATCTGGGTCTGGTGAATGGCAGCGGTATCGGCCATTCGGTAACGGCCATCGGTTACGACAACACCAACGGTAAGCAGAACTACCTCTGCCTAACGACTTGGGGTGGTTGGGGCCTGCGCTCCTGGCCTTGGGCCGGAGAGACTGAGAGCGGCTATCGCTTCGTCATCTACGCGGGTTCTTACCTCACGGTGACGCCCAAGGTCACGAATCACCCGCCAACGGCTCCGACCACGCTCAGTATCGCGCCCCCCAATCCGATCACCACGGACAACCTTATCGCCACGGCTGCCGGGAGTACCGACCCCGATGGCGACCTCATCAGTTACGAGTATGAGTGGGCTCGCAGCACCGATGGTGGTAGTAATTGGGGCGGTTGGGGTTGGTCGGGAGCGACCTTGGCCCACACCAACACAACCCGCGGTGAGCAATGGCGGGTCCGGGCGCGAGCGGGTGACGGGAAGGACACCGGTGCCTGGGCAGCCAGTGCATCGGTCATCATCGCCAATGCGCCGCCCACCATCCCCTCGTCCGTGGTCATTACCCCGAGCCCGCGAGCATTGGACAACCAGAATCTGTTAGCGCAGGCCACGGGGAGTATGGACCCGGATGGGGACCGCCTATACTATGTCTACCAATGGTGGTTGAGCGCGGATGGCGGGGTGACGTGGACGGCGCAGGGGCAATTCTTCAGCACCATGACTGGTAATGTCTTCAAGGCTCACACCCTGACCACGGTCGGCCAACGGTGGAAGATCCGCGCGGCGGCAGTTGATTGGTATGGACGGGCTCAGGGTTCTAGCCTGGACAGCGCGGTGGTGGAGATCATCTGACGGTGGCCGTTCGGCAGGTGCAGCGGGCTGTGGCCTGCATCACGGAGGTGAAGAGTAATGCGACCCACCTACTCTAGCCACACCGTCGCGTCCTGGGCCATCCTCGTCGCGGCGCTGGCCATTGTCGCGCAACCTGTCGTCGCCTTTGAGGTCCCGCCCCTCTCGCTGTCCGCCGTCCAGGGCATCGGCGCGGGAGCGCTCACCGGCACCGGACTCTCGCTGCCGCTTGGGCAGTGGGTCAAGCTCAGCAATGTGGACCCGTTTCTCGACCTCGGGGTACGGCTTGAGGAGGGCATCCATGTCAGAGGTTGGTATGGTGGCCTGAGCGGGAGCCTCGCGGGGACGGTGCCACTGCTGGGGAAGACGAGGCAGGGTCTCGGGTACAGTGCGCCGGGGGGCTGGTTGCTGTACGCGGCGCTGGAGTTCTGAGCATGGGCGAGAAGCGCCACGTCCTCGCCCGCCTGGCCTACTGGCAACACCGCCTCGGCATCCAGCCCTGGCGCGTGACCGTCAACGCTGTCGCGGGCCCGCACATCCGCCAGAGTGACGAGGAGACCACGCTCTGCCGGATCGAGCGCAATCCCGATGACCTGTCGGCGGTGCTGCACGTCGCCCTGGGCCGGGCGCCCGACGAACTGGACAATGACATCTGCCACGAGTGCCTGCACTTGCTGCTGGGGGAGACCAACACCCTGGTGCAGATGCTCGCCGGGAGGCTGGGTGGCGAGGCCCGGATGCTGGCGCAGGACCAGTGGCGCAATGTGGAGGAGCGCCTGGTCTCGATGCTGCAACGGGCACTGACGCCTGACGCCTGACGCCTGACGCCTGACACCTGACGTCTGACGCCTGATCTACACTGTGCGGGTCGCCATGCCCGCGCTCCCTGGAGCTGGTCGCTTGCCGGCACCGGCTCTGCTTGGCCCCCGTCCCGGGCGCGTCGCATTCCGACCCTCCCCGCCCGGGGCGGGGGCGCTCTTTCCCATTCCCCCTTCCCCGACATCCGCCGACCTCCCCAAAATAGTTTAGAAATAAGTCGCCTACCCCCTTGACAAGCTAAAACTAACGATATATAATAAACCCACAAGCAGACAGCAGGGAGGCACAAGATGACGCAGCAGACCACAACGGAAAAGGACAAATGCCGCGAGGCGTTTGTCTGGGTCAAGACACAGGGCCAGAAGCCCGCCATGGAGGTCGCCCTGGTCGAGACTGCAAGCGCCTGGTGGTCGGCCGGATGGGATGCTGCCGTTGAAGCCGATGCCTGCACCGAATTGACCTGGGATGATGCGCCGGCAGACATGGAGCAGCAGGTTGCCGAGTGGTGGGTGGCCGGTTACAATGCCGAAGTGCAGAACCGCCGCGATGACAACTGACCACCGAGGGGCGCGGATCCTCCGCGCGGGAGGCAGACCATGACCACCGAGAAACGCCACGTCAGCGAGAGCCCGCTCTTCTGGGTTGACGAGGATGCCCGGGTGCTCTGCTACGAGTGCACCAGGGCCCGCGATGCCTCGCTGGCTGCATGCCCGGAAACTTACGCCATGCTGCGATCAACCATGAGCGTCAACGACGGCCCTGAGCCGATGATCGCCGATTGCGGCCACGTCGTTCTCGTCGAGGGGTGCACCAATGACTGAACCCCGCCGACCGGGCCGCCCCCGCACCCGCCCGCTCAGTGAACTGCAACAAGTCAACGTCCGCCTGCCACGAGAGACCGCCGCTGCGCTGGACGCCGAGCAGGAGCGTACCGGGCAGTACCGCTGGGAGCTGGTAGACGCGGCGCTGCGGCGGTACCTGAAGCTGGGGAAGAGGAGTGATGGACGATACTAAGACCTTCACGCTTCCGCGAGCTAGGCGCCCAGCCGGTACACGCCGCTGACCCGGCCGGACACGGCGCTCCAGCGCGTGATCTTCGTGCCCGGAGCCGACGGGTAGCCGCGGGTGCTGGAGGTGTTCTCGGCGATGAGCTCTCGCCCGTCTCCGTAGTACTCCCCCAGGTAGATGGCAATGTGACCGGGATCGCCGGGGAACCCGATGACATCGCCGGGCTGACGGTCCTGCTTGCCCACCTTGTAGGGCTCCAGCTTTTCCAGCGTGACACACGCTCGGGCGGCGCCGAAGCGCCATCCGAATGCCGGCAGATCGAGAGCCGTCTCGTACACCTGTCGCACGAAGCGATTGCAGTAGCCCTTCTCCTCCAGGTTGAAGGCCTGGGCAGCCGCTCCCTTGCCTAGCTTGACGGACTGCTTCCCGGCGATCCGGGCCTCGACGGCCTCGATGGCCCGCTTGACGGCCTTCGCGATCTGGGCCTGACTGTATAGGCTCATCGTTAGCACCTCTCCCCAGCGCATCCGACTGCGTCGGTACTCCCCTGGGGGGTTCGCCACGACCGGGTGGCACTCCTGCAGGGGAGCCACTGTTGACTACCACCCTGGAGTTGGAGTTGGTTGGCCCGCGCCTATGAGCAGGCGCACCGACCCCGCGAGCAGCGGGCGTGAACGGTAGTTTGAGTGGCCGAAGGGCTGTTCACGCCCGCCAGTGGATCGTGCTTGCTGAGAGATCGGCCACGTCTGGCACGATGGCCTCCAGCCCGGAACCCATGCTCCCATGCTACCACATTCCGGCAGTGTCTTGAAAAGAGTTTCAGATTTCGCTTGACACGCGAAACCTGGTGCCTATAATAGGCACGCAAGGAGCAAGCAACGAAACATGGAATGCCTAATGACTGCCGAGAAACTCAGAGAGCTACGCACCGCCGCCGACGTTGACCAGCGTGACTTGGCCGCCCGGGTGGGCATCCCCGGCCCGCGCCTCTGCGAGATGGAGACCGGCAAGCGCCCGATCACCGAGGTTGAGTCGCTGCGCCTGCAAGCGGCCCTGCTGGAGATGGTGCAGGAGCGGAACGCGGCCTTCGATGCGGCGCGGAAGGGTGTGGCCTCGTGAGCCCGCTTCTGGATGGGGTTGGCATCAGCAGTGAGACAGCCACCAAGCAGGAGACGCTCCGGTACATCCTGGGCGTACACTTGCGGATCACCACTGGCCTTCTGAAGAAGTCGTGGGCAGAACCAGTTTACCACTACTTTGACCTGACCGCAGGCCCCGGCGACTGCTCCCAACTGGGCGCTCAGTACACCGGGCCTGGCAGCCCGTTGATCTTCCTCGAAGAGGCGGCAAAGCTCGGGGTGGACTACCGCGCGGTCTGTTTCGAGCAGGAGGAGTGCTCGGCCAAGCGCCTGTACTTCAAGCCGAATCTGACGGTGCGGCCGAGGGAGTACCCCGAATGGTAAAGACCACTTTGGCGGACGGGGAGAATGCCGTGGCTACTCCCACCACGGAGCGGGCCGAAAACCCACTCCCCGCCCGCCTCCCACATCGCTTCAGCGCCGCTACCCTGGCCAACGTGGCCGACGTGCTGGCCGCCAACCTGCTGGCCGAACGCGAACGCGAGAGGGGCCATGACTGATGCCGACCTGGGCCTGGGTGACCATCGGTTGTGCGGTCATCGGCGGCGGGGGCTATGCGCTGTGGGACTGGTGGCTGCTGCGGCAGGAGCGGAGACGGCGCGACGAGGCGGGGCGGCGGAGGGCGCTTGACCGCCACCAGAACGGGAGCGAGCGATGATGCCGACCTGGGCCTGGGTGACCATCGGCTGCATCTGGTTCGGAGTGACCTTCATGGTCTACGCCTGCTGTCGGGTCGGGGGCGACGCTGACCGCCGGCGCGACAATGCCGCGATCCAGCGGAGCATTGAGCAGCACGAGAACGGGGGCGTGTGAGCATGGCCCTGAACGGTTCGGACATCCTGTGCATGGTCTTCGTGGTGTGGGCGACGTGGCGGGTGTGGACGTGGGCGCACGAGTAGCAGACGGTAGCCCCACCGACGGGGCGGGAGGCGAGAGACATGTGTCAGTTCCTGTCATTCGTGACCAGATGGAAAGAGGGTAATGGTCTGCAGGTGTACGCGGCCCCGTCGCTGAGAGGGCATGGTGAGGCAGTGTCCACCTGGGGTCTACAGAAACACGATGTGTTCAAGTTCGCGTGGGAAACGGAGGGTGAAGACAATCTGGTCCTCTCCCATGAGCAGACACCGACGCCCGACGCCGAGCGGGTACGATTGGAGGTCCTGCGTCTCTGGCCGCAGCGGTCGGACCTTGTGATGTACCTGATTGGCAAGCTGTTGGATGCCGGGAAATTAGGAGGAGACCTGAACCTCCATGGCTGCGTGGGTCTGACCGCCCTTCCCGAGGGCCTGACGGTCGGAGGCTCCCTGTGCCTCCATGGCTGCGTGGGTCTGACCGCCCTTCCCGAGGGCCTGACGGTCGGAGGAGACCTGTGCCTCGATGGCTGCGTGGGTCTGACCGCCCTTCCCGAGGGCCTGACGGTCGGAGGAGACCTGTTCCTCTATGGCTGCGTGGGTCTGACCGCCCTTCCCGAGGGCCTGACGGTCGGATGCTACCTGTGCCTCGATGGCTGCGTGGGTCTGACCGCCCTTCCCGAGGACCTGACGGTCGGAGGCTCCCTGAACCTCCATGGCTGCGTGGGTCTGACCGCCCATTCCCGAGGGCCTGACGGTCGGA